ATCGTCACCGTATTAGTCGTGCCGAATGTGTGAGTTCCCGTAGATAAAGCTTCGACTACCCCAGCATCCGTCACTCGGAAACTCTGCGAGCCATTAACGTAAACACGAAAGGGAGTGAGAATACCTGTAGTGCCATAAGCCTCTAAAGCACTTCCGCCATTGGACGCTGAGCCAAAACTACTACTTCCAGAGGCTCTAACATTGCCGCTTGCTGTTAACGAACCCGCAGCCATCGTCACCGTATTAGTCGTGCCAAACGTGTGGGTGCCAGTGCTAGAGGCTGTCACCGTTCCGCTGGCCGTTACGTTTGCACAAGCCAGAGAGCCAAGTGCATTGTTATTCGTCGTCCCGATCTGCAAAACCCCATTGCTTTGCCTTGATGCCCAAACATCGGTCCAAAACCTGAATGAACCGTTAGAGTTTTCAATCAACCAAGTTCCTGCAGTTGACTGGATACTACCTCCCGCCCCTATTACTCCGGCTGCCAATCGAGACAGTGTAGTATCAATGACACCACCATCGGCCTGCGTCGCCGATCCCCAACCAAGCATGTATGTAGATGATAGGTTTAGGGTTGTTCCGTTGCGATTGAAACTAATGCCGTTTGTCGCTGTTCCAGCGTTGTAAAGCGTGAGCTGTGAAGTATCCGAGCGAAGAAAACCATTTGTTGCGAACTGGATTATGTTGGCTGTTGCCGCTGGGCGAAGATCGAGCAAGCCGCTAATTGTTACCGATGTAGCACTTAGGTTTGTTCCGAATGATGCTGCACCAGTGACGTTTAGCGTTCCGCTTGCCGTTACATTAGCACAAGCCAGAGAGCCAAGGGCATTGGATACAGTCGAGCTATTGCTAATCTGCATCACGCTAGCGGACTGATACCAAAGACCTAATGCCCCACTAAGCCATGTGAACCCTCCGTTACTGCCAGCTTGAAAGCTCCCATAGCTAGTTCCAGGCACCCCAAACGTAACCGCGTCTACGACACCAAAATGACCTAGCCTATGTCCGCTAGTTGCAGTCCTCGCATCAACTACTCCGCTTGCCGTGATGTCTCCAGTTGGACTAACCGAGAATACCGTTGTCGGTGTGCTTGTTTGGCACTCAAGCAAGTTAGCCGTTTGACTCGCAAGGCCCCTGAATTTCGCAGGGACGACGCTTGTAGCCGTTGGCAAGAATACTAATGTGCCGTTGAACGTAGTCCATTGGAACTCGCTAGAGGCTACTGCCATTGACGCAGTTACCGTTGATTGACCAGTAGGGGAAATTACAAAATTCCCTCCCGGCTTCATCACGATTCGGCTTGTTGCCTTTAGTCCACCTTCTGTACCGTCTTCAGCGTGATACAACCCAACTGATCGATTGAAAGTCGTGTCAGTGTGGTAGATCGTGTAACGATCACCTGAGCCAACTCCACCTGTGCCGTTTCCTGCTTTAACCGTTCCGCTTGCTGTCACGTTACCAGTGCCATCGATGCTAAGACGATTCGCTCCGCCCGTTTGCAGATTTAGTGTCGCTGACCCTGAATCAATAACAAACGGAACCGTTCCGGTTGCCTTGAAACCTTTGAGCACTCCACCAGCCAAAGTATCAATGTACTCGGTTCCGGTGTAAACAAACGATACCAACCTGCCGCCGCCATCAGATACGATGTTCAAAGGGCTTAACGGTGGACCTGCCGGTATTGTCCCTCCGATTGTTGCCCTTAAACAAGCCAGAGAGCCACCAGCACTATCAGCCAAGTTGCGAATCGACAACGTGTCGGCAACTGTCGTATCTAAATACACCCCGCCGGTACCTGCGTAATTGGCTAATCTGGCCTTGCCATCCACTCCCAAGTTTTGGAGTCGAGTACCCGCATTGTAGCTGCCACTGGTAGCTAGCAGTAACCCATTGCCTGAACTCGTTCTCACACCTGAAGCTGATAGAAATCCTGATAGGGATAGAGCACTACCAGTGCTAGAGCCTACATCCCCATCTTTTACTACTAAACCACCAGTAACACCGATAGCTACTGCTAGGGCAGCAGATACACCGGCACCTAGACCCACTAAATCGGAGGGGGTTGTGGCTAGAAGCGCTTTCACTTCCGTTGCCGTAAGCCCGACAGGAACGGTCGTACTTCCGGCAATATTGCCCACAATGGTATTATTGGCAATATTGCCAATAATACCGGCTGGACCCGGAATACCAGGAACTTCGACCTCTACGACGGTCGAAGTTCCTTCCAGAATTACTTCTACGATATCAGGCGAGTCCATGGGCAATCCAAAATAAGTACGGTAGTGGCGTGGCTAGGGCACCAGTATAACACAAACTAATACAGACCTCAAGAAAAATCCCCGTTTCGGGGCAGGAATCACCTAAATTCCTGCCCCGAAACGCTGAATGTGGCTATACTGGTCTTACTTGCGGCGGGGTAATCTACGTGGCGCAAGTCTAGAACCGGTCGCTACCAGGAGTAGCCTCAGCGACAAGGGTGCGACTCAAGCCTTCCTAAAGGTGAGCGAGAGCCCTGGCTACTGGCATTTTCGCCATATAAATCTCGCTGGTCCGACCGCGAAAATGCGGAGCGGATCGTGGGGCTAGCGACGTCGTCTTGACCGTATGCAAGTTCTCAGGGAGTCCAACCGACGTGCTTTTTAGTCACGTGGGTATGGGCTTCCTTCGTGAAACCGCTCTGAGCGGTTTGACATGACTTTTGGAAAAGTCAGCAAAACCTAGTAGCAGTGGTGTTTACACCACTGCTCCCCTCTGCTACAGTATCTAGTACTAACGAACGTAGTGAGTCAGTTACTAATCTTTTGACCCGAATTCTAGACCTAGTACAGGAGTGCATAATTCAATGACAGTGCATATAACCCTAATGGGGGGGTTGGGTAATCAAGTTTTTCAGTATGCCGCCGCCCTATCGGTTGTCGGCCCGGGCAACGAACACCTGATAGAAGCCGATTGTAGCCTCCTGGAAGCGTACCAGAACACTCCAGGTATAACACCCCGCCCTTTCCGGCTCGGAGCACTTGGCGTGCGTCCTGGCGCACGCCAAGTGCCTTGTGACGAGCGTTACCAGGAATCAGTTCCGGCAAACTACGATCCTGCCAAGAACTATCGTCTCGAAGGTTACTTCCAATCCCTGGACTACTGGACGTCAGACGTCAGGGACTGGTTCCGTCGACGTATCCAGTGGCGTCCGCGAGGCTTATCGAAACGTGCCTGTATCCACGTAAGACGTGGCGATTACGTGACCAATCCATGTTCGACCGCTTGGCACGGAGTCATGCCTGCTGAATATTTCATCAAGCATGCTAAGAATCTCCACCAATCCAAGGGAATAGATCGCTTTGTGATCTATTCCGACGACTACGAATGGTGCCAATATACCCTCGTCCCGCGAATGTGGAACGAGATTAGCCGTAGCATACAATTGATTGCCGTCGAAGATCGAGACCCGTGGATCGATCTGAGCTATATGATTAAGTTCGACTACCATATCATTGGAAATTCCACGTTTGGGTGGCTCGGTGCCTACCTATCCAATACCACCCAGGGCGTGGTCTATCCAACGAACTGGCTTACGGACAATAAGCCGGGACCGCCTATATTCCCAGCCGATTGGCACGCGAGTGCACCTTGCGAGAATCAATAATGACAGAAATCAAGCCGTCCCGCCGCGCTATCGCGGAGATAAAATCAGCCGCCATGTCCCTTCCGCCTGCGGAACGTACATGGGATAAGATCAAAGAACTCACAGGTTTCCCGCAGCCTCTCATCGCACAAGTCCTTCGTAAGCACAGAGGCCGCCCGAAAAAGATTGGTGCTCCGAAAATCCCACCAAGCGAGCAGCGACCGGTTTGGGTAGACGAGGTCGCTACGCAGACCGGTCTTGATTTGGTGCTCGTTAGGAAGTTCAGGCACCTTACGGAGTACCTACTACTAGCACCCACAGGCGTGCCCCTGTTACGCCTGATAGGAACAAACGACCTGCTTCAGTCATCAATTAGGCTGGCAAATCCTGCCGGTGTGCTCCAAGGTCTCAGTTCCTATCAGGCGGACGCACGCAAGCGGGCGAACGCTAAAAAACGAAAAACTTGACCCTCCCCCTGTACTTCCGGGACTCCCAAATGAAATCATTCACATGGGGCGTACTTGCCGGAAACTTGATTCTGGCTATGATTAACTACGACACACTGTCGATGGACGTAACAATCGTACCATCTGCTCAACAGAAATCCTCCAACCGAAAGACTCTAAATAATGCCAAATATACCTGTTACTATACGTGAGCCCGAAACTGCGTTCTCGGGCCAGTTAATGACCCCAGAAATAATACGACGGCACGCCGTGGAGTACGGCAGAATGCCATCGTCGCAGTGGTGGTCGCAGGCGTTCCCGATCTGGGGGTCGATCACGATCGACCGCCCAGTAGAAGTAGTTCCAGAGGATGGTTATCCGATAGAAACCATCCGACATACCAGTCTTGCTAACTCAGGGCACTACGGCCTGAATCCAGCAAGGCATGTAATGCTTTTCATGGGCGGCGAGTGGGTACGGGGAGGCTGGGATAGAACAACCGTGCCCCAAGCGTTCAGTAGTGTAACCACTGGCGAAGAAGGATACCGCACCCTAGAGTGGGACAGAGACAACCAGCCCACTAGATGGAAGCCACTGCCGTGATGAAACTAGCATGGCTATTATCGCTAGGCATTGGGATGTTCGGCCTTGCCGAACATCCCAGCACGCACGTAGACTGCATCGAATTAAGCCATATATTCGATATGAAAGGCCGTCCGGTATACGATCAGATGATCGCATGGGAATGGAATCCGGCCAACGGCAAGTTTCAAGTCCGTGGCTGGTGCCTCTGCGACAAAGAGTATCCCATCACTTTTGATGGGATAACCAAGTTCGAGAATAAGGACTATCGACTACATAGTCGATTGTTCCGCGAGTCATGGACACATTCCGACAGCGATCCCGAGCGATTAAATAAAAAAGTTTGGCCCGAATCGTTGCGTCATGCACTACCATTGAAGCAGAAAGGACCAAAACGTGTTGACAACCAAACCACCGACGAATAAACTAGCATTCAATCCAGATAGTGCCGAGTGGGAAGTAGATGGCTGGATTGCTGCCTGCGTGGTAGCAAACAAAGCTCTAGTCCACATCAGGAGAGGCAAGACGTTTGCCTGCGGCGTATTTTTCAACGGGGCGATCCGAGAAGTTAGTACCGGATCAACAGAAAAACTATCGGGGCCTTGGGTGGCCTCATCAAAAGGATGGCAACTGTGCGAATAAGAACATTTTTACTGGGCCTATGCCTACTTACCGTTTCCCTGGTTGCAGCCCACCTAGTCGGAGAACCCGAACCAAAGAGCCGGATATGCATTGCTCTTTGGTTCGTCGGGGCTGAGGCTATCACCGGGTTCCTGGGTGTTGTTGCCTGTGTTCTGGCTTTTTGTGCTGAGGACCTAGAATGAAGATCAACTCTGTAATTATCCTCAAGGAACTTGATCGCCGGAAGTAAAGATCAGGATATCGAATTGCCTTTTAACTACTCGTATTTGCTACCAAAATGAAAAATAGATCAATCGATTCCCTGCATTGGGGAATGCTGTTCGCCCTACTGCTAATTACGGCACTAGCCGTCGATCAGCGGAACATAATCAAACATCGGGACGCACGAGTCAATGAACTCTGTGACTTATGCAACCAACTAACCTTAGAAAACGTGGACTTAAAGCAGGCAGCAAAGAATGAGTAAAATAAACGACGACGCACGGACTGCAATACTAGCCTGCGCTGTATTTGGAGCACTTATCGCGATGGGTGCTACCGGCCTAGCATTACTGATAGGGGGACTCAGTATTACCCAGCTTATCGGCACAGCCTTATTCGCCTGTGTTATAGGTTTTTTTATGGGAGCAAAGGCGATCGGCGATGGAAGATAAATACTGGACTGTCGCGTACACAGACCCAGATTTCGACGTACCGTCGTCGAAATCCTTCAAGAAAGACGAACGTGTGGCATGCCACACGTTCGTCTGTGAGCTACAGGAAAAAGGCGTAACCGACATTAAAGTCAACAGAGCAAACGATCTGAAGCAGTTCTAGTGTGTTTCGCGGTACTTGCGTAATGCCCTAGTTACGTCGCGTACAACCGGATGGCGCTGATTAGCGTCATCCGGGAACACGTATTGCCCGATACTGGTAACGTCAGCGGTTGCTTCCATAAATGGAAGCATGCCGCCGACTCGTCTAGTGTCCTGATGGGCATCCCCAGTGAAGCAAATCTTACCGCCTTTACCAAGTCGAGTGACAACCATTTCCCACTCGGACAAATCTAAGTTCTGGCATTCATCCACTAGAACGAATGCGTTGATGGTCATCCCCTGGATGTATCCGGGCGGTAAGAACTTGATCTCGCGGTCGAAGCGTAGCTCCTTTGCGATATCTAGCATAGGAACGCACCACGGGGCCATCTTCTCGCCCACGGTGCCCGGAATGAAGCCGAGGCGACTACGCCCGGCTTCAACTGGGCTACGGATAACCACGAGATCGTCGTATCGCCCAGACTTAATAGATTCAATTGCGTAGTACATGGCAGTAAAAGTCTTACCACAACCGGCCTCTCCGCCCAAAATGGAAATGCTGTTGGTATCAATAACCTTGTAGGCTAGTTGCTGGTATGAGGATAGAGTCACTCGCTTTGGTATTTCCCAGGCATCATTGACCTGCGAATCGGGGACTTTCCTTGCTCGTTTTGCCATGACTTGGGGCTTTCGGTTGGTGTTTTAGGTAAATGACCTATCTGATTATAGCCGCTACTCCTCGTCTAGGCGGTGAATTCAGAGTAGATAGCGTACATATCGCGATAAGCCAGCCAGAATGACGGGCCGTGTTCTTCCGTCTCCATATTGTAGCTTGCGCAATGAGCACACTCATGGACGAGCAAAAACGCTGCGAGATCAGGCTTGATCTCTCTATCGATGGTGATTATGTACGTCCCGTCGTGTGCCTGTAGATGAGCCGTGGCGAATGCGTCGAGTAGGCGCTGTCGCCGTATCCGAAACTTCAAATGGGGGTATTTACGCCTGATTTTGTTGGCTAGACGTGCCACGATGTTAGTTGGCATTCGAAGGTTCCTCCCACCAAGTTCCGCCTTCACCAGTCACGTATCCGCCATCGTCGTACCAGACAGGAATCTCCTGAAAGATCGATTCCTTTGGGGCGGCCAGTATCTCCCCGGAATCAGGATGCACGAAGCATCGCTTGCCGGATTTCCAGCAACCCGAGCAGAGCACGAGTTGCTGGCCGCCATGCCGATACTGGGCAGCACAGATATACGAAACCAACTGGTTACACCAGCCGCATTTACTACACATTGCCATGATTACAAGTCCATTGGAATAAAGACAGGGATTTTGCCTTGAATAACTACGCCACACCCAACAACGGGTTTGGCGGTGAACTTCTGGCCGTATTCAAACTGGAGTAGATCGTGATCTACTCCAGTGCCGACGTTCATGCCGAACACCTTGGCCCTACCGTTGCACGTAAACCAGCAACCGGCTTCAGAGTGGCAGTGACCGCTAACAACGCTCTGAAAGCGTGCCCTGCTCGTTTTAACAGCAGCAAAATTACCTGTCTTGCCCGCATCGCCGTGTTCGTATCGGACACCGTCGATCTCAAGATGGCCGAAGCGAGGGACAACAGTCCATCCGGGCGTAAACCACATATTGTTGAAATCTTTAATCCATTCAGGCAATAAGCCTGCGGCTGTTGCCTGCCTTTCGGTAAGAGCGTCGTGATTACCGGTGATGAGAGTTAGCCTAGGAAACCGTCGCCAGAGTTCCAGAACTTGTTTCTTGGCTTTTTTGTATTCCTCGGCGGCGGAACTGAGTCCGGGGTGCTTGTCGTGGAAAGAGATTGCGGCGTTATCGACGCAATCTCCAATGTGTACGACCCTGGTGCATTTGTACTGTTTTCCTACATGCTCACAGAACTTCGGGTAGCCCGGAAGCATTCCGGGGCAGTGAGTATCGCCAAGCACCAGTACGTTTTGTTTTCGCATTTAGACGGACTTTCGAAAATTATTTGTAGCAACCCCTTGCCACCAGTTCGCGTTTCGATACAATCAAAGCAACTTAACCCCCACATCCCCCTTCGGAGACAGTCGAATCATGTTGTTGAATACAATCCTTAGCGAGCCAATGTTTTGCGGTGCCGGTCCTTTGATACATAAGATTTTATACAAAGGATGGCATACTAGCCAACAAAATCGTGTATCCTACGACGATTATTTCCAAGATTTCGTAGTTATTTGGCTAAAATACAAGCATAAGTTCGATCCGACCCGTGGTCAGATGACTACATTTGCTGGTACGGTGGCACTCAACTTCGTTCGTGCCCAGATCAAAAAGTCAGATCGACGCTCACGGATTCAATACGTCAGTACAAATGCGTACGGCGAATGCGTGACGCTGGACGTTACTGGCATACCGGCAGAGTTCGACAAAGACGAACTCGCCGTCATTGAAGCGTACGAGCGGCTAGAAAGCCGGAAAGCAATAGGATTAACTAGACGACTATGCCAAGCAACGGAAACGAACAAGGACAAACTCCTGGACACGATCGAGGGGATCAAGGAGAAAGTAACCAAACGCACGAAGCGGACGGCGGCGTGGGTAATAACGGCATAGTCGGAGTGCCCCACGGCTGGGAAATCGTAAGAATAGGCTCACCTTCTATAGGCGAGCATTACATCGCATACGAGTACGAATCATATCAGCTACTCGTAGTCGTAGAGGAAAAGCAACTAGAAGAATGCGACTCGTTTGAGTGTCCAGTAGCCATAGTCCAACGTAAAGCACATTGGCAGAAATTGTGGCCGATGCAGTGGGCCTACCAGCCGCTCAAAGGCAGGGTGCGGAACCACGTCGACGAACCGTGGACCTATACTTTAATAGTACAGTACCGTCCCGGCCAGATGAAATGGCGTACCTCGGAGTCGCGGTGGTATCAATTTGCTGAAGTCCAGCAAAAATAGTGCTATAATGCAAAAAGCCACGGGGACTCAATCCCGTGGCTTTTCTATCCAATCAAAATAGGTAATTATTTCAAATGGCTAAGTATATTGTAGTCCATTCGGTGCGAGTATGCACCGAATTCACCCCAGAAACATATGGTCGTCTCACGACCCTACAACGCCAACTACTCCACAGTGAAATCCCGCATAAACAACGGAATCGAACCGCTACTAGCACTTACAATGCCGCGAAGGCAGAATCAGTATAGATAACCAGCATGGAATTATTCCCCTACCAGATCGAAGATATCCAATTCATCGAAAAAGCCAACGGACGAGCGTTACTGGCCCACGACCCAGGACTTGGCAAAACAGCGATCGCCATAAATTACATGGAGCGGCAAAATAGCTACCCTGCATTAGTGGTATGCCCTTCGTCTGTTAAACACAACTGGGCCAAAGAATTTCACGCCTGGACAGGACGTAAAGCGCTCGTAGTTGACGGTCGCTCTCTTTATGAGGGAGACGTAGAGGAACCGCTAACGATTATCAACTACGATATTCTAGCAGACCAACTACCGTGGCTGGCGGAGCAAAACTTCAAATATCTGGCGTTTGATGAGGCCCACGCACTTCAGAACCCTGAAGCACGTTGGACTAAAGCCGCTATCTCGCTTGCACGGCGATGCCCGCGAGTACTTGGATTGTCGGGTACGCCCGTGGCTAACAGGCCGAAAGATTTCTTCGCGATTCTGCACATTATTCGTCCCGATCTATTCCCCTCATTCAATCAGTATGCTTGGAAATACTGTGCTCCGCGATTCATCGATAGCCAAGGTAGATGGGACTATACAGGGGCGACGAATCTCGGTGAATTACACAAAAGTATTTCGCCGTTTATGATCCGACGCAGGAAGGAAATACTAGACCTACCAGAGCAGCACATACGCATGGAAACAGTGCCTCTCGATAACGACAGCGATTACCGGGTCTTACACGAACAGTACGTTAAATCAGCCACGGGGCAGTTTAACCGCTTCGGTAATCAAGGGGCGAACAGACTCAGTCTAACTACGCAGATGCTTATGACGACTGCCCGTGGTAAAGCCAGGGCAGTCGTCGAGTGGCTTCGAAAGGCGTTAGCAGATCGCCCAGGCGAAAAAATAATCGTCTTTGCTATTAACACACAGATGATTGATGTGATCCACCGTAGAGTTACCCCCGGTAGGTCACTAGTGATAGACGGCTCGGTGCCCGCGAAGAAACGAACGCGGATCATCACACAGTTCGAAACCGATCCAGATATCGATATCATAGTGTGCCAGATAGTGGCTGCCGGTGCGGGTATCACCCTCAATGCGGCTACAAGAACCGTTTTCACGCAGCTTCCATGGGCACCCAGGCACATACTCCAGGCCAAGGACCGCAACTACCGAATCGGGCAACTAAATGCGACCGAAGTAATCTACCTGGTCGCTGCCAATACGATCGAAGAAAAGCTTTGCCGTGTTCTCCAAGAAAAATCAACTATTTCGGATACCATCGTGGATGGAAAAAAACAAAATCAATTAAATACTCTTGCCATGCTCCAGGAGGCTATGCTAGAACCATGAGCAGTAGCCAAATAGACGAAGTACCAGCAGAAGTTAGCGAATGCTTCGCTAACTTCTGCAAGACCAACGACTGGACCGAAGCCGAAGTCCTCACGATTGCCATGCTCGACTGCATCAAGGAAGACGTGGACATAGTGGTCAAGGTCATAAAACAGCGGCAACTCCGCCAAAAGAACATCGAATGGTACAGGAAGTTACCATTCTGGCCTAGGCCGTCCGAACTGGACGATTAACGCAAAATCAGACACCCCCGAGACGAAACGATAGAATAACGAATGTCATTCAAAAGCTTACAAGAATCCAACGGGTCTACCCCAGCGGCCAAGTTACATAAACAGTACGTGCAAATAGCGCCGCAGAATTCGGGCATTTCCTACTGGTCAAGTGTGCTCGCCGCTGGGGTTTCTTTTTCGGACGCTGAAGCCATCATTCGATGGCTTCAGCATGGGGGCCTGCCTGATCTTCCTCACGCCAAAACGATCGCCAAAAACGCTAAGTGGTACGCAGAGCTAGCATCCCGCGACCCCATGGCGACATGCGTCAATGTATCCATTGAAGCATTCGAAATGGCCATAAAGATTGCCGACGCAGGCTGCGAAATCGAAGCCGAGTACGTCCAAGACGCCTTGACCAAGTACCGAGACTACCTTAAAAATGCACCAGTGGACGACATTCTCTACAACCATCTGCCTCCAGGGAGACTATTTATCCTGCAATGGTTCACGGAAATCATGCCAAATGGCACGCCACGTATGCGAAGGTTCCACTTGGAACATTCGCGGTTTAAGGAATTCATCAAGCTAACTGCCCGAGCGGCAAGACGAGGATAGGATGGAATACATTGCTTTATTGCTGATTGTACTGGTGTTTGCTGTGCGTGGCTATAGCTACAAACTGTACCAGAAGATTAGAAAACGATAATGAACTACGAAAAATTCAAACACGGCTGGGCCACAGGATCAATGCGATGCCGCAAGTGTCAACGCATTTTCGCGGGAGTCCGGTTTCGGTACTCCTGCCACGATAAAGTAGACGGCGTGTGGCCATTCTGCTGTGGTGAGAATACTACCTTTTGTAATGACTGGATAGAAGAACCGAAACCTAATGAAAACCATAATTCACGTAAATCAGCACGTAATCAAAGCAAACCAGAAGAACAAAACCACACTGCCGGTGCCCACGTCTGGATTGAAACTGAATCCGAGGTAATAATTACCCAATGATGCTGACAGAATTTCTCGATAAGTACCGTATCGACTGGTCTAAACAAAATAAACATAGTAGAGCAGGTTGGTGCCAGATTCGCGAATGTCCTCAATGTCACTCGCAGAACTACCACCTAGGTATCCGCGATGACATGCGACGGGCATCCTGTTATCAGTGTGGAGGAAAGTTTGTACCCAAACTTCTCCACCAACTGACCAACGCACCTAGAGTCGAGATTAACGCCCTTCTAGGGGACCGTGCCTTCGTCGTAGCCGAAGGCCCGACGGCTATGGGTGTGTACACACCACCAACACAATTACAGCCGTTACGCGACGTGCCAGCGGTGTCCATGTACCTTGAAGATCGCGGGTATGATCTAGACTACCTAGAACAGGTCTGGGGAATGCAAGCCACGGGTAATTTCTCAAATTACCCGAGACGTGCATTCATCCCGATCTATCACGGGCGGCGGCTCGTTGCATGGACTGCAAGAGCCGCCGTCGGGCAGGAGCCCCGCTATCAGACCGCGACTACCGAGGAAAAATCTTATCACGAAAAGCACCTAGTTTTCGGGAACCAATTCGTCCGCGATAGCTGTATCATTACTGAAGGTCCGCTATCAGCTATCAACGTCGGTAGGGGTGCTGTGGCTACGTTCGGACTGGCGTACACGCTGGAACAGGTAGCTTGGCTATCCGATATCTGGAATCGAGTTATCGTATTCGATAACTCGATTCCGGCACAGCAGAAGGCCAGGGAACTGGCCGTTGCTCTGAGCGGCTTCCCCGGACGCACAACAGTTGTGAATCTCAATGCTGCCGATCCTGGTGAAGCCGGTGACGCAGAAATAAATGAACTTCGCGCCCTCGCAGGCTTACCAAAGGAACGATAGTGCAAGTAGAAAATTACGATGGGTCAGACGAACGGCTCGCCGTCGCCGCATGTTGCCTACAGACGGACGTGCTTGCAAAAGTATGCAAGCACGTCCCAGAGAAGCCTTTTGCTAATACTTGGGCAAATCTAGTGTTTGGCTGGGCAGCCAAACACTACCGGGAGTTTAATGAAGCGCCCGGACCTGCTACGCTCACCGCAATCTACGGCGAGTGGAGCATTACGGCAGACCGTGCCAACAAAGCGATCGTGGAGAAGTTCTTGTCGTCGCTCAAGCCGGTCGACATGAATGCCGACTACTGCGTGGACCTGATCGAACGTACGGTTTCGCGTAACGTAGTCAAGTCTACTATCGATCGAGCTAATGCTGCGTTGAGCAATGGCGAAACGCAGCGGGCGGCTGATACGCTATCACAGTTCAAGATGCCAGTATTTGCCGAGCAGTCTGATTACATCAGTCCGCTCGAAGATGCTACGGCAGTCAGTGATGCGTTCAACCAAACCAAATACCAGAGCGTGATTCAGTTCCCGCCTGGATCGGCAATGGCCCAATGGTTTGGGCCATCGCTCCACCTAGATGCCTTGGTGAGTTTTATCGGAACCGACGGTTCCGGTAAAAGCAGTCACTTGGCTGCCTTATGCCAGCGAGCAGTGTTGCAGAACAGACGTGTTGCATTCTTCAATCTAGGTGACTTGAGTCGTGAGCAATGCCTAAAGCGATGGACGACAGCATTCGTCGGGAAACCGATGTTTCCCGGTAAATACTGCATACCGGAATCAATCGGCTACGAAGAAAAGGAAATCAAAGTATCGTTCAGCGAACGATACGCTAAGGAAGGCTACACGGAAGACGAAGCAACAGCCGCCTGGGCGGCTGTTGCTTCCAAGGGCGATCCAAACAGGCTTCGAATTATTTCGAAGCCTGCGAGGACGTTTTCCGTAGCTGATCTCGACAACAAGCTGGATGCTTGGGCTACGCAAGGATGGCTACCAGAGATCGTAGCAGTGGACTACGCAGGGCTGATCGCCCGCGATCCGGCCATGCAGACACATGAAGCGATCGACCATAACTTCGCCATGCTTCGCATGATTAGTAGTAAATACAAAATTCTCGTACTTACCGCTTCCCAATCCAAGGCTAGTGGCTATACTACTCGGTGGTTGGGCTTAGCTGACTTCGAAGGATCGAAGGGTATTAACGCCCACTGCAACGGAGTGATCGGGATAAATCTCGATCAGTACGAACGCCAACAACAGGTAGTAAGATTCAACTGGATCAAGCTACGTGAGCAGGAATACTTACTCAATCTGCCTACTAGGCAGATTGCGGTCGCGGGATCGCCTTCGATCGGACGTTACCACCTGAAAAGCGAGTTTGTTTAATGAGCGATTCAGGACGCGAGTGGGGTGCTAGTTCCGATAAGGAAATAGTACGCCGAAACCGCGAAAAAGCCGAAAGAATCAAGAAAAGAGGAGAATTCATAGCAGCAGGCGAGCGAGCCAAAGCTATGATAGCAACATGGCCACGCTGGAAACGACTTTCAGTCGAAGAAGCCTTAATCAGTTCCCCCTTACGCAGAGAAGCAAGACTAAGAATGTCAAGTTACAACGGATTAGCAATTAACCCGGAAACCGGGCTTACGGAACCAGCACGGTTTATCGACGATTACTACGGTAAGCACAAGTACGGCGTGCAATTCGAAACGACTGCCAAGACGTTTCCGATTGACGGTGTTAAGGTAGTCGAACAGCCCGAACCGGAAGTCGACTACGCAGCACTCGAAACACGAGTGCTGGACGCTATGTGCGAACGCATCAACACCGATAATGTCGCCGCTGGTTGGTGGGACCAGATGGATAACCCGCTGGTAGTGCCCACCAAGATCGCTCTGATTATTTCCGAGTGCGTCGAAGCCCTGGAAGGGCATCGACGTGGACTGATGGATGATAAATTAACCGATGAAACAATGATCGGAGTCGAGTTAGCCGACGTTCTTATCCGAGTATTCGATCTGTGCGGCTTCCTAAACATTAACGTAGGTACGCTGCTTGCGAAGAAAGCAGCGTACAACGCGACACGGGCAGATCACAAGCCAGAGAATCGCCAAAAGGCAGGAGGCAAGAAGTACTAATCATGGATAGAGAAGGCGAAAAATCACTTGTCGCGGAGATTTGCGTAGGAGTCGCTCTTATTCTCGGCAAACCGGTGTTCTATACTAAACAAGACCTTTACGATTGGATCAGTCTACCAGAATGAAAACACTACTAGCATTCTTACTACTAACGGGAACCGCATTCTGCCAGAATGGCTTCCCTCCATATCCTGGCTACCCAGACGCATCGAAGGCACCGGTTCAAGCGCAGACGTTTCGCTTGGATTTGAACGCCATGGGACGCGATCTAGCTCCCTTAAGCCGCCAGCTACCGGCTCTGGTTGATCTACCCGATCCAAACAGGAACCGCTTCAACGCACCGCCAGTGACGCAGGCACCTATCAAAATCAGAGACAACCAAGGAAGGATCGTCGGGTCTATTCAGACCCGACCTAACGGCGTTGTTACTATTCGCGATAGTCGCGGTCGTGCAACGCAGACCGCGACTGTTCACGGTGGGACTTATGCATTACGTTCATCGACTCCAACCAAAGGTAAGTAGCCCGTGCGTCCGGCCACAAGTTCCGCTTATCGACTATTTCACGAAGGGGCTATTGCCCTTTCGCGTATGGAGAGCGTCGGCCTCCCAGTCAATCCAGCCAAGCTGGCGACTGCCCAAGCCGAAGTAACCGACAAGATTAGGCAATCAAGTGCTATCCTACGGAAGCACGAGATTTACCAAATCCAACAACGGAAATTCGGCAAGGAATGCTCGCTCGGTTCTCGCGATCAATTAGCATGGGTGTTGTATGGCCACATGCAATTGCCGGGGGCGACTAAGTCAGAGGCCGGGCGATACAAGCTAGACGAGAACGCCCTGCTCGCACTGGACAACGACTACGTTACCGAATTTCTGAAACTCCAGAAGTTCCAGAAACTCAAAGGCACCTATCTCGACGCTTTCTCCCGAGAAATCGTCGATGGTAGGGTCTACGGTAGCTTGAACCTGAACACGGTTAAATCATTCCGTGGCTCAGCCGAAGCACCTAATCTGAACAATCTACCTTCGCGTAATGTAGGCATTACGCGATACGTCAAGAGCACTATCTGCCCTCCTGATGGGCAGTATATCGTTGAAATTGACTACTCGGCTCTAGAAGTCCACGTGGCAGCCTGCTACCACAAAGACCCGACCATGATCGATAACTTGAACACGGGTTACGACATGCACACGGCAGTCAGTAAGCAGTGCTACAAGTACGGCGATGATTGGATCAGGGACAACCTAAAGTTAGCCAAAGTCCTACGGACTGCGGCTAAATCGGACGCTGTGTTTTCCTGGTTCTACGGGAACTACTACGTCGACGTGGCTTTACGGCTGTGGAAGACAGCCGTAAAGACGGGCATGGTTGATTACCTTGCAAGCAAGGGAATCAAACGACTGGGCTTGACCTACGACTTCGTAGAGAAGAAATGGATCGAGCAGCCCGGACCTGACGCGATGGTAACGCACATCAAGGAAGTCGAGCACGACTTCTGGAAGGTGCGTTACCCAGAATACGATCAGTGGCGTCGTGACTGGTATCAATCGTACCAGCAGAAGGGGTATTGCCACACGTTATCTGGATTCACTTGGTGGGGAGCAGAGAAGCGTAATTTCATAATCAACATGCCTATTCAAGGTTCCGCCTTTCATCTATTGCTCCGGGCAATTACTACGATCGATGCCGAGATCAGACGAACTAGAATGCGGTCCCGCTTGTTCCTAGAAGTACACGATTCGTTGTTAGCGATAGTACCGAAAAACGAACTGCATGACTATGTTGCAATGGCTAATTACCACATGACGACAAAAATCAAACAAGATAACCCATGGGTTATCCTGCCGCTTAAAACCGAGACTGAGATATCTGATGTATCCTGGTTCGACAAAGTCGCATATACTGGTCGAGAATGATCGAATAATAACTAGCAGTCCAGCACAGTAAAGCGTAGGATAAGAAAAGGCTGGACCGAAGCAACAGCCCTGTCAACACCAACAGGACCCACAGGACCGAAGAAGAAACAATGAATAATCTACCAAAAGCAGTATTTCTCATGGGCAATCGCAATGCCGGTAAATCCGTCATTGCGAAGTACCTGGAAGATACGCACCACTTCACAGCGAGAGGCTTTGCCGACCCACTGTACGAACAACTAGCCATTTTGAATCCCTGGATTCATACTGGCGTATCGATCACTAAAGCACAGCACGAGCAATATCGTGCTTTGGTATGGCGATTTGGTGTGGACTACGTTAAACGTAACTTCGTAGAAGTTCGTAAATGGCTACAACTGTTAGGCACGGAATGTGGTCGAGATATCCATGGCCAGGATTGCTGGGTCAAAATAGCCGAAGAACGCAGTCGCGGTGACTACCGCACTGCATTCTACGACACTCGATTTGCAAACGAAGTCGCATGGGGCCGGTCTCTCGATTCGTTGTTTATTTACGTCTGGTCCGATCGCGAAACTCCCCAATCTGATCATCGTTCAGAAATGCAACTAGATTATTGGGCAGAAGGGGACTACACTATCGAGAATAACGGATCACTTCAAGAACTCTACGACAAAGTCGAAGATGTTCTGCACCAATGGGCGAATTCTTGAAGAATATACGAGAAATATGCTATAATGCGAAAACCCAAGCGGCTGTTACCGCTTGGGTTTTCTATCCAATCAAAACACTAGGAATGTTTCAAATGGCTAAGTACATTGTAGTCCATTCGGTGCGAGTATGCACCGAATTCGTCCCGGAAACCTATGGTCGTCTTACGACCTTGGGTCCACCCTTCACATTGGCGTACGGTAGATGCGGTAGTAGATGCGTCAACCAAGTCTGTTTATGCGAGTGCGGCGCTACTGGAGTGTACCGCGTAGCGAGCTTAAAGAAACAAACCACCGTCAGTTGCGGCTGCTTCCGCCGCGAAACAACCGCAACTATGGCAACCGTACACAGCATGTCAGCCACTCCAGAATATGCAGCGTGGGCAGGTATGATACAGCGATGCGATAACAAGGCAAGAAATCGCTACAGCGATTACGGCGGACGTGGAATCGGCTACTGCGAACGATGGAAGAAATTCGAGAATTTCTTTCTAGACATGGGCGAAAAACCAAGTCCGAAGCATACACTAGACCGGTTCCCGAACAAGGATGGCAATTACGAACCAAGTAATTGCCGCTGGGCTACTCCCGAACAACAAAATAATAACCGCCGCTCTAATCGCCTGATTATGATTGGCGATAAAACTGACACGCTAGCTAATTGGTGCAGACACTACAATGTCTCTGCTGAGCTAGTTCGCAAGCGGCTAAATAGAGGATGGGAACCACTATCGGCGTTTACCATGCAATCAAAACACTAACCAGAATACGCTAATGGGACTATATCACAAATACAGGCCGACAACGCTAGACGCTGTTGCCGGTCAGCAGGCTGTCATAAATCAGTTACGCGGATTCGGAGATACGCCGCCTCATGTCATCGGCTTCTGGGGGCCGCCCGGAGTAGGTAAAACTACGCTAGCCCGTATCATGGCAGCAAAAGCCGGTGCCACTGGTATGAATATCGTGGAGCGCAACATGGCACAGGATACCGGTATCGACGCAGTCAGGGAGATTCAGCAACAGAGTCAATTTAGACCACTGGGCGGCGGGAATACCTGCTATATTCTAGACGAGTTCCACGGGATTAGCAAAGCCGCAGCACAGGGATTTCTAAAACTACTCGAAGACACGCCCCCGTATATTTATTTCGTGCTATGTTCCTCGCAACCGGAAAAGATCGACAAGGCAATCCGTACGCGAATCACAGGGTTCACGCTCAACGAAATATCGGTATTGGCCCTGGTTACTCGATTGGCCGACGTGCTTGCATCGGAAGGTAAAACAGCACCCGACCAGGCGATAACAACTATTGCCAAAGCCGCGAATGGATCAATGCGAACGGCTCTGGTCCTGCTGGAACAAGCCGTCGCTGTTGACTTTGATACTGAAGTGATCGCAGGATTCAAGTCGATCGAAGACGATCTTGAAGCACGTCAGGACTTGCGTGATCTGTGTAAAGCGATTATATTCAAGCAAGGAACTTGGGATTTGATTTACAGTACAGTAAATGCGATTCCTGATGACCAGTTAGAACCGGCTCGTTGGTACGTTTTGGCTTACGCCAAATCGTGCATGGCTAAGACAAACAGTGCTCCGTTGGCGGCTCGCTGCATTTTGGAAATGCGAGAGCCGTTTTTTAATTCGAAAAAAGCGGGATTTTTAGCAGTTTGTTGGAAGCTTATTGCTGCCAAGCAGCTATAGTTAATCTCAATAACGGTCACCGAGTGTGACCAAACGTGTCCCCCAGTAAGGTATAATGTCATCATGACAAAAGAAGATGTAGATTTGGAAGTGAGCGTCGGCGGACTTCCTGAAGCACTAGCTGTGCTGCCGCAAGATATCTCGACTTGGGAATCGGCCTTGGCCGATGAACTAAACAAGCAACACAAAGCCGCCCAGGCTTTGAACTTGATCAAAGCCAAGACAGAACTTGCGATCAGAAATGATCCACTTTCTTACGGTTTTCCTAAGATGACCGAAAATCTTGTTGATACACTCGTCGTAGTGCAACCAGCGGTTATCGCAGCGGAAGAAGCTTTGATCGCTGCTAAGTTTGCCGTGGATAACACACGAGCAATCGTAAACGCCTTGGACGTAAAGCGTTCGGCGTGCAAGTACCTTACAGAACTCGTCATTCGCGGGTTCACCAACTCAAACCCCGTAGGCATGGCTGAATAAATGACAACACAACTCGAAACTGACGTACTCTCGATCGATGATGAAGTCGCACGCATTGGCGACACTGGTCCTGGGTTCTACATGATTAACATTCCGAAGTCCGTGCCACGGCTGAAGATTGCAAAAGCCTGCCAAATGGAATTGGTAGTGCTTCCATACAAGACGACCTGCTCGCCGCGAGTAGCTCCCGGAAAAATGTATTTTTTCCGTGACTACTTCCGGCACAGGAATCTTGGCCCTGCGGGCAAAGATTCCTACTTTGACTGTGCTCAGACCTTCAACGAGAAGTGTCCGATCGGCGATGCGCTCGCAGCAGCAGGCATCAAAAAACGTGCTCAACGCATGGGATTGATGAACGTGTACGTCTTGACCATGGACGGTCAAGACGTCAATAAGAACTACGTGCTCGACTTCAGCTATGCGAATTTCGCAGAGCAGTTGTTCGAAGCAGCGAACCAGAAGAAAAAGCGACGCGGCCAAGAGCATGCGGGCGTCTTTGCTGATCCTAGACAAGGATCGATCATTCAGTTTGATTGGGCCGAAGGGAGCTACGAGGGATCGAAGTTCTATAAAGCCGGAGTCTTTGACTTCAGTCCGCACAAGGGACTCGACGGCGAAGTAGCTAAGGCAATGGCAACTGTTGTTAACTTGGACGCAGCTTTGAATAAACTATCCTACGATGAAGCGAAAGCACGCTTCATCGATTGTGTGCCGGTAACCAAGTCGGCACCACCAGAAAGCCAAACAAAGGAAGATGCTCCGGCCAGACCAAGCCGAACACGCCAACAGTCAGAGGCTACCCGGCCTGCTGATGACGTTGAAGTCGTGTCGTCTGTCCCGGCAGACGCACCCTTTGATGCCGGTTGGGAATGATTCCCACCGGCATTTTGAAACAGTAGTTGTCGGGGGACGACTGCCAAGTAGCCCGCGAAAGCGGGCTACTTTCTTTTACACTCTGAGGAAAACATGGATAAGATAACTAAGCTTCAAGAACTCAAAAGCGAAATTGAGTCATTCCAATCGCCGCACTGTATGGTCCCTAAAAGCCGATTGCGTAGTTGGCATGCGACGGTAACAGAACTACTGAACGCACTGATAGCAGACGAGGTAACTAATGAACAAACTAGATAAATTGGCACAAGCTGTCGAGAACATGCAGGATACTATTCTTGCTGATCCAGACCTATCGTTAGGTTGCGATCTGTTTGATTTAATGGTATCCGGCAAGATCGGCCAAGCAGTCGGCCCTGGCCGCTACTGCTGGTTCCATGGACCCAGCGGTAGCGGCAAGAGCTACTACACCAAAGTATTATTGGCGGAAGCCGCCAATAATACAGCGTACGCCGATCACCGCTTGGTGATCTTCGACGGGGAAAACGGTAGCAACTTTGACACCGAAACCTTTTTCGGGTCGAAGTTGGCGAACCGGCTAGAGCACATGAAAGCCGAGAGCCTTGACCACCTGTACGACGCGATGGATGTTATCTATCGCGAACCGGCGATCGTGCTAGTCGACTCGTGGGACTCATGGCTGCCTGCCGTCGCCATCAAGCATATCGAAGACTCCGCAAAGGCACGGGCCGAAGACAAAGACCCTGACGGTAGCTACGGTATGGCCCACGGACGCATCCACAGCGACCGCTTGCGGTTGCTGGTGCCGAAGCTAAAGGAGACAGGCTCAATACTCCTAGGAGTATCGCAGCACCGCGACAACGTGAACAAGGCGAATAAGTATTCGCCGAGTGACGTTGTCCCTGGCGGTCGGGCTCTAAAATTCTGGTGCCACATCGAGATTGAGACTAAACTATCCGGCAAGATCGAGAAGGAAGTCCAGAAAACAAAGACGCAGATCGGCGATGTAGTCACGGTCAGGGTAGTGAAGAACCGGATGAATGGATCGAAGGTTCCATTTGATCTAGACTTTTATCCGACTTTCGGTGTTGATGGGACCGGCTCGACACTAAACTGGCTTGTAGCAAACAAGTACATTACTTGCCCAGGTGGCAGATACAAGCTACCATTCCTGGGCGATAAGTCGTACTTCTACGAGGATTTGATTTCCTATATCGAGAAATCAAATCTGGAATCAGCACTTGGCGAGTTCCTCGTCAAGTGCTACACTGACTGGCGTAATCAAATGACAGTCGAACGGAAAAGCCGATACGAATGATAGTCGATCTAAAAGATTTTTGGTGGTTTTACGCCTGCTTAGTGGCGTATTCATTACTTGTTTGCGGGTGCATGAGGCGAAAATGAAAAAGTGTATAATCATAGACGTTTCCAATCTCGCCTACCGTGCCCTACACACGGTAGGCGAACTTACGCACCCGGATAACCCTAACGAGTATACAGGCGTTCTCTACCAGTTGTGGCAAACTTGCCTACAACTGGAACGCATTTATCGTACGCATAACTTCGCCTTCGCCTTCGATTCACGGAAGTCGATCAGGCAGGAAGCCTATCCGCCATACAAGCAGAAGCGTAGATCGGAGCGGGAAGCCAAGGAAGCGGCTGATCCTAAAGCCAAGAGGGAGCGCCAGGGCATGCACCGACAAATCGATCGCATGCCCCAGCTACTTAGCCGAATGGGTGCGTTTAATCAGTTCGGGCAGACTGGCTACGAAGCCGACGATATGATCGGATCAATCATCGTCAACAATCCAAGTGTTCAACTGGTTATCGTCAGCACCGATGCTGACTTATACCAGTTGCTCCGGCCCGACGTTTTGATCTATAATCCAGTCAGCCATAAGCAGGTCACCGAAGAATCGTTCCGTACTGAATGGGGGATATCCCCCATTCAGTGGGCTAGCGTCAAGGCTTGGACTGGTTGTACCTCCGACAACGTCGAAGGCATTCCGGGCGTAGCGGAGAAGACTGCTATCAAGTGGCTCAATGGCCAGATTAAACCGGAAAACAAAAAGTATGATCTGTTTTCCAATGGGTTAGATATCTATACTCGAAACAAGCCGTTAGTGACGCTCCCCTATCCAGGGACGCAAGCTAACGTACTACAAGAACAACCGCCACGGCGGTTAAACTGGAACCTGCTCGCCGAGACGATAGGTTCGACTAATTACGTCCCCGAAGGAATAGTGGAATGATCTCCAAGAAAACTAAACGACAACGAGTTCTACGTGTACGCGAACAAAAGCGGAAGTTTGCTAAGTCCGAGAAGGCTATTGCTTACGCTTCTGCGAAAGCGTTTGCCGAAGCGCACCCTACGCCTAAGCTACCTAGGCACATTCGCGTTCGTCCTCGTGACGAACAGCGATTGCTGGACTATGAAGAAACTGACAAGATTCCAGTGAAGACTGCCGAACGACTTGGTATCCTGGACCGCAACTGGAATATCGATCCGTATCAACTTAACCACTGGCTGAAAGCAATCCGTGAGCAGCAGCAAATCCGCTCTGATCGCAACGATGCTTTTACGTTGTCTTGGCAACTACAAGTTGCCGAGGCGAACGCCCCCAAGGAATCTAAACTAGAATTGAAGGTGCTGTAGCCATGGAAGCATTCTTTACCGGTAGTCGTATGTACGGAATCCCAACTCCAACATCCGATCTTGACTTAGTTGTCCTGATGAGTGAGGAAGTCCGTGTCGGACTTATGATCGATTATGGCTGGCCTATCAAGGTAGGCAGTCTTAACATCATCCCATGCACCAGTGAAGTCGAAATGCTAGCCTGGAAAAAAGCAACCGAGGTCTGCATCGCCGCAGCAGGGTCGGGCGTGTTGGAGAAGGAGGATGCCATAAAGATTCACGAGGCATGGCGTAGGCAGTACGGCGTGCCCGAGCGTGATATGAGCGGCTCGGGCACGCCCCAAGAGATCAGGGAAGAAATCTCCGACGCTAAGCGAGAAGCCCGCGAACGTCGTACCCTTGTTTTTGATCGGACTGGTCAATACAAATGACTAACGGAGCAGCAAAAGGGTCCGCCTACGAGCGGACCCTTGCCAAGGAACTAAGTCTCTGGTGGTCAGTAGGCGAACGGGATGATCTCTTTTGGAGATCATCCCAGAGCGGTGGCAGGGCTACGCAACGGGCCAAACAAGGCAAGAAGACCGCCAACGCATGTGGCGATCTTTGTGCCCAAGATGCCGCAGGCCAGAAGCTACTTGACTTATTCACCATCGAGATTAAGCGTGGGTACAATACGTTGCATATCTACGACATACTCGAAGGCGGTAAGGGCGGCATGAACGCTTTCGTCGCACAGTCGGCGAAAGCGGCTTCGCTTGCCGGTACGCCGTACTGGCTACTCATCCACAAACGCGATAGACACCCTGCAATATACGTCACCAACGACCTTGGCTTATCCCACCAGGGCATAGTCTGTCGCAATGGCTTCGGACTCTTGTCTATACTATTAACCCCCGCAAACCGTGACTGGCTACAAGATTACAAATGACCGCATTAGTAAACTACGTTAATTATCGAGTAGCGCGACCACTCGATTTGAGATCAATCCAGGCTCTAGATGCTACCAACAAGCAATTCCGTAAGAGTAATAGGTGGTGGCAGAATAGACTGGACATGGACGAGGAATCACATACCGTAGTTCACGTAGCAGCACACATACATACCCGACAAATTGTCGGGTATGTTGTGACTACTTGGTCATCGGAAAATACGATTCGTATCGACCGCCTACTGGTAGGTGATGAGTTTCGACGCATACGCATCGGAACTCGATTACTTCTACGAGTTATTGCGGACAAACCGCCAACTGTTGATCGAATGATCTATACTGTGCCTGAAGAAGATTTAGACGCACAACTGTTTCTCAAGTCGGTGGGATTCAAAGCAGTGTTACCGCTGCGTGAAGCCGTCTTCCCGCACACGGAAACAGGCATCGGCATAAAATTCGAATGGAACGAAAATGAAGTTTGACCGACAAGACCTACTACGAACGCTTGAGTCCTGCTCTGCGGGACTCAACACCAAAGAGAACATGGAGCAAAGTAGTTGCTACGTGTTCATGGACGGGACGCTACACACGTATAATGGGGAAATCCTCTGTCGCGTTGGTGTAACCAATGCGTTAGGGGAACCGTTTCCGTATAGGTGTGCCGTGCCAGCTAAGACACTACTGGATACCTTACGCAAGAGTCCTGATCTAGAAGTCGATATCGACTTAGTGGATGGGAAGCTTACGATCAAGGGAACCGGTCGCCGCCAGAACATCAAAGTGTCTACCGACATTCTGCTGGAAACAGACGAAGTCGAAGAACCTGGAGACTTCACAGACCTGCCTCCGATCTTCTCAGAGGCCCTAGGTATGGTGGCAGCCTGTGCTGCTGTGGATGCCGAACCGTTTGCTTTGAATTGCGTCGACTTCACCCCTCGCGGGATGCAGGCGACTAACAAGTATCAGGCTATGCGGTTCGTCGTCGCCACCGGTGCGACGGAACCGCACATATTGGCTAGGGCAACTAGCTGCAAAGCGCTGAACGGAATCGGTGCTGCTGCCGTTAGCTATACACGTGACTGGATTCACTGGAAGACTTACTCTGGGCTGATTATCTCCGTACGTCGGCTAGGTGAAGAATATCCAGACATTACGTCGATCTTCACCGAGGCGAAGATCAGGGAGATCGTGCTGCCTGGATCGGCTACGGAAGTAGTCGATCGGGCCATGGCGTTCGTCCTGGATAAGAAAGAAGAACAGAAGGTCATGTTGCAGCTTCGGGCTAACACCCTGATCGTCAAAGCCGAATCCGTCTTTGGCGATACTGAGGAAGAAAAGCCAATTACCTACGACGGGGTCGATATGGATTTACAAGTAAATCCATCCGTGTTATCATTGATCTTGAAGCACGGGGCACCAATCGCAATCTGCGATTCGTGCCTACGGATCAAGGGCGACGGTTTCCTCTACGCAGTCTCAGCAACAAAGCAATAATGTTCACATTCTTATCCCCCAAGGTTACAATCCAGGCACCCATTAAACTAGGCCCAGACTGTACGGCATGTGGATTGATATCCAAATGCCGCCATCCTAAGCAGATGCCGCAGTCGGCCCGGAAGACGGTGATCGTTATCGATTCACCGGAAGACCGGGCCGACGGTCTCATAAACGAACCCAAGCTGGCATCTATGCTGGAGCAGCACGGGGCCATGCTTGGTAACGTGACGCTGCTGGCAGCATCATCCTGCGATGGCGACAATCCTGAAAGCTGGAGACATTGCCAGCCTTTGCTGATCGAGAATCTCCGATCAATCAAACCCGAGACGGTTATCGTCTTAGGGCGGCAGGCAAACGACTCTATTATCGATTACCTATGGCAGCATCCCGCAGAAATGCGGGATCGCTGGTACGGGCGTCGTATTCCCTCTCGGGAACTCAACGCCTGGGTTTATCCGATCGGCTTTGCCGGTCGGATGAAAGACGGACGACTCTTGAATCCAGACGTAAGCAAGATACAGCACTTCCGTTGGCTACGGTATGCCTTACGGTCGACGGGTCGACCGTATGACGTAGTGCCCGACTACGCCAAGATGGTGGAAATGCCTAGGCAGAAGAACTATATCATCCGTGCCTTGCAGGAAGCGGGAAAGTCTGTCTTCTCGGCGTTTGACTACGAAACCAACCACTTGAAATGCACCAAGCCTGGGGCCAAAATATATTCAGCTTCCGTGGCGTGGCTGGAAGGCGACAAACCTAAGTGTGTCGCATTCATGATGGACGATATGCTCGTTGATGCGTGGCGAAACTACTTACTGTCTGATTCCTACAAAATAGCCGCCAATCTTAAGTTCGAGGATCGTTGGAGTCGGCAGTTCTACGGCGTCGAAGTAAACCGCTGGACTTGGGATACGATGATTTCTGCACACATGGCCGATCCGCAGATTGCGGTATCGGGCCTGAAATTCCAAGCGTTCGTGGAGCTAGGCCAGCCGTTCTACGCCAAAGGCGTAGAACAGGCGTTCGAAACTGAGACAACTGACGGATTCAATTCGATTCATCGAATTGATCCTAACGATTTGATGCTTTACAACGGGATCGATTCCCTCGCGGAACTCGATCTAGGAATCCAGCAAATGTACTGTGCGGGCAAGCAAACCAAGATTTGGACCAGCACATTACCCAAACAAAGCTACCACAGGCCAGGAGAACTGGGATGCTAAAAGAAATCAAGCTAACGAACTTTCAATCCCACCGACGTTCAGTCCTGCCGCTTAGGCCAGGACTGAACGTCATTACAGGACCGTCGGACACCGGCAAGTCTGCCGTTGTCCGTGGGTTGCGGTTTCTTGCTTTGCATGAAACCGCCACGGGCCTGACGACCAATGGGGAATCAGAAATGTCCGTCCGCGTAATCGCGGACGGACCTAACGTAATCGCGGACGGACCTAACGTAATCGAACGGTTCAAGGACACTCGGGGCTACGGCTACCAGCTTAACGACCTGCCGAAGTTCTTAGCCTGTGCTCGCGACCAGCCGTTGCCGATCGCGACGGTACTGAATCTGACGGAAACTAATTTCCAGTCCCAACACGATCCTCATTTTCTCCTATCGTTGACTCCCGGACAAGTAGCCCGGGAGATCAACAAGATCGTTTCTCTGGAAGACATTGACCGTGCCATTAGCTGGCTAAAGGAACGGTCGAAGCAGAACAATATCCTCCTAGAGGCCACGGAGCAGGAACTAACCGGCTTCGAAGCGTACCTGGAAGCCAATAAGCATATCCCCCGAATGGGGGATATGCTTACGCTACTACAGATAGAGGCTGATACCATCACACGCCTCGCCGATGCAATAAATGATCTAGGACTACATACGTGGGAGTTAGTCCAGTTGCGGGGTAGCGGGACTGCTCTAGTTCAGCTATCTGCTGCCTGTGACAGTGCTCTAGAAGCCGGTAGGAAACTACAGGCCACCAAAGCCACAAAACAGGACCTAGAATCGCTCGTAGCTGAAACCAAGGCTGTTGCAGCCTTATCGACTTTGGAAGCGGCAGGTGCCGCTTTGGAAGGTTTGGTAGCATGTCGCCGACAACGCCGGGCGCTGGAGGCGGATTTTCTGGAAGTTGGCAAGCAGACGCTAGAAATAGTTCAGCAAAAATCGAGAATTTCTGACACGCTTCGGCAAAGTTGTGCTAAGATACTTGCACAACCAACGAACTCAAGTCGGATTCGCGACCTAGTCAACCAGTATGAGGAATACGAAAATGAAGTAACTAAATACCGAATCACGGAACGGAAGCTGGAACAGGTGCTCGCGGAGCGAGCTACCTGTTCTCAGTGTGGTAGAAAATTGTAGAGATAAATCATGAGCATTTTGATGCAGTCAACGGATTCTCGAGTTGCAGACCCAGAGTTCAGCATCGAGACAAGGAAACTTCGAGCGGACGATTGGTGGTTCAGTAAACCGACCGGAGAGGTGGGGGCCATCGAAAACACCGAAGCAGAGAGCATTAACGCGACCGACGGTGAGTCAGTATCTCCGATAACAATGGCTCGTCTTCCTCGTCGAAAAAAGCAACGCCCCATGCATAAAGAATCTTACGCTGTTGAAATGAACGGCAAGCGCGTGAAGGTATTGCAGCAATGGGAGTGCGTAGTTGTCGGAGTGTACGATGATATCGTGTCTTGCGAGATGTTTGACTTAACAGACGATACATCTCCACAAGAATTCGCGGACGTTTACCTAGCAGAGTTCAGTCCATTTGACCGACCCTTGCTGGCCGAGGGAGCGGTTTTCTATTGGAGTGTGGGATATAAGGTCCGCGCTTCAGGAACGATTATTAAGACATCTGAGCTGCGTGTACGCCGTATGCCAAAATTGTCTAAGTCGCAAAATGATGAAATCTCACGGAAGGTTAAGCAACTCAGTGAACTACTTCGATCCGAATGAATTTCCGTTCACGGCACCCGCTAAGCATGAATTGGAAGTAGTCGTATTTGGCCCTGGAACGGGGGAATGCATTCAAGGTTATTTCCAATAAGTGGCTACTCAAGGAAAAAGACTAGAATGCTCTGGAATCATACGTCCGCACTGCGACTAACACACAACCGTACCGGCTTGGCCGGTACGGTTGAATACCAACGGTCATGGCACCAGACACTAGAACGTGCCCGGAGAATTCTCCGGGCTCGCGTCCATGCCCACAAGAACGTAGTTGGATTAAAACCTGGGACTATATTGGATAATGCACCTAATCACCACAAGCGACTGGCATTTACGCCAGTCGCCTCCTTGCTCGCGGGCCGAAACTTCGTGGTACGAAGTCATGGAAGCCAAGATACTCGACCTATTTCAAATAGCCGGGATTACGCCCATCTTAATAGCAGGCGATCTGTTCGATAGACCAGACCCGCCTGCGAGTCTGGTATCGTGGGCGATCAGCATGTTCGAGCAGGCTATCGGTGACGTCTATTGTATTCCAGGGCAGCATGATCTTAAGAACCACGTTCTCGCAGATCGTATGGATGGTGCCTACGGTGCATTAGTCAAGGCAGGTTCCATAATCGACCTGCCGCACGGTTCATGGTACGAGATAAACCCCGGCGTGGCGATTTGGTCTATGCCCTGGGGAGAGTATACCCTGCCGAATACGCCGTGCCCCGCGAAGCGTGGCGTGGCTGCCTTGCATAAGTATACCTGGATCACCAACAATACGAAGTATGTGGGTGCTACCGGCGAGTCCAATGTGCTGGGCATATCAAGCTATGCCCAATATTTCACAGGAATCGCAATCGGCGACAACCACCAAAGCTGGTCTTCGGGGAAGTTCGTCAACCATGGATCACTTTTCGGCTTCGCCTCAAACCAGCAAAACCACGTGCCGCTTCTAGGAGTCCTCGCAGACGATGGGTACGCCGCCCATCTGTTTCCTGATTCTATCCCTGCTGTCTGGCAGCCGTCGCTAGCCGTTTCGTCGCTAGCCGAAACGCAGTCTGTGGTAGAATACCTGAAGACGGCAGATAATGCCCAGGTAAATTTCCGTGAATCACTTCGACGTATGGCCGAGGAAAACAGCGATGCAGAGCAGCGAAAAGTCTACACAGAACTCAACGCCGCTCTTGCGGATTGAGATACGTTGCGAAAAGTGCGATGAAATCATCGCACTTTCCCATAAGCCGGTACTATCCTCTACTATCCCTTGCCCATTCGACGTGAAGGGCAAGTGTACCTTCCAGAAGAAAGAGCGTTGTTGTGGACAAAGAACTTGAAAAGCTAGAAAACGAACTCGCCGCTATTAAGGCAAAAATCAATCAGACGATCGGCCAGCGAGATAGCATCCTCAAACGAATGAAGGCCGATTTTGGCGTAGCCACAATCAAGGAAGCTAAAGTTAAGATTACCGAACTTGAGGCTTCTGAAGCCGCATGTTTGGCTAAGTTCGAAGAACTTAAAAAAGAATACGAGGCTCTGTGTCAATGAGCCTCTACGACCAGTTCATAAAACAGCACCTCGAACGCTACGCCGGGCGAAAAGCCGAATACGATGCCGCTGCTGTTGCTAAAGAACGTGCCTGCGTCAAGCAAGCATTACTAGCATCTAAAGCCACAGCATTAGATTCAGTAATGCTACAGGTCCAAGAACTCGCATTGCTAACGCAGCAGCAATGCGAGAAAACGATCGCGGACCTAGTGACCCGTTGCCTTCAGGCAATCTTCCCCGAAAACAAGTACACCTTTGCTCTCGTTTTCGAACGCAAACGAGAGCAGACCGAAGCACGTTGCGTATTACGCGACGACGATGGTAACGAGTATGACCCAGTCACCGCTTGCGGTGGCGGGGTCGTCAGCATCATTTGCTTCGCGTTAAGATTAGCTACGCTAATCTTACGAGTCCCCCAGGCACGTAAACTGCTCGTCCTTGACGAGCCGTTTATCGCCCTATCTAAAGAACACAGAGGCCGCCTGGTCGGCCTCTTGGAATCTCTGGCTACTGAGACTGGGTTTCAATTCATAATCGTTACCCACATGCCAGAACTTGCCGCTATCGAGAACGTGATCGAACTTTAATGGCCAAAGCACAAGACCATTTACCTGAAGCAGAGCGTTTCATGCCATTCAGCCGCGAGGAAGCGATGCTGATATTTGGCCCAGAAATTTCGGGAGATTTTCCGAATTCTATGCTTCCGTCGTATACACTACCTGGAACGCCAGAACGAATCGAAGTCTACCGGGAAAGGGCAGCCAAGCGGCAGCCTCTTTTCCACCCGAAGGATCGGGATGACTTCGAGGGCTTCGGCAACGTAGGCCGAAGCCCGACCAATCCAATCACTTTAATTTTGAAGAAACTACAGGCTCGCAAATCATGAGAATGTTGGCACTAGCGGCAGTTTTTAATCACCAGCAGCACTGGATCGAGACCTTGGTTCGATCCCTCATCGACCAGGACCACGATGACGAGATCGATATCCTCATACTTGATGACCGTAAGGAAGGATTCGAACCGCACAGATACACACATACGTTCCTCGGGCCAACTGGCGCAAAGCGCCGTGTCTACATGGTTAAGATGCCTGGACGCGCTCCTAACTTGCTCACGAAGTACGCCCACGGTATCCACTTTGCCAATGAAATACAGGGCATCCAATACGATGCCGTCTGCGTCGTAGACGACGACGACATCTACCTAAAGGATCATATCTCCCAGCACGCTGCTGTTCTCAAGGACAGTGTCTGGTCGTATCCAAGTCGCGTCTACTCGACCTATATGCACCAGTTCCGGGTAGAGGATTCTGGTGGACGATTCTGGGCCAGTTCGGCGTACCGCCGAACTGCCCTGGAGGGGATTGGCGGATACAACCACGTCTATCGGGACGTGCTTGATCCAGCCTTCGATCAGTTGTTCCTCCACCGTATGCGGGTCGCATACGGTGAAGCTGGTCATCAGGTAAGCCCTACCTACGTTTATATGTGGGATATGACGCACGATAACCACTCGTCTGGGCATATCGAAAACGGCGTCTGGAAGTATGGGGAGATTCCTGAATCTCCCGCTACGGGGCCTTTGATCCCGCAGTACAGCGAGAAGGCTTTGGAAGTGCACGAAATGGCGAAGGTATTTCGGGCCTAACTCCGATTACGGCACCCAAACAAAACACCCCCGGCTAGTGCCGGGGGTGTTTGCATCACCTACTAAAGACTTGCTTACCAGCAAGTCTTTTTTGCTATAGCTTTCCGGGCTCGCCGGATAGCTATATGGACTGTTGCCCGTACCGCAGGCCGGAAGAAGAACTTCTCAAGCTGTCTTTGGACTGCTTGCGTATGCATCCAATCGACGATCGATTCGATATTCTCAACACAGTAATCCGGCCCCTCGCCGTCTAGCCGCAACGCTTCGCCGTTGCAAGCACAGTTGGCAGAGGATTCGATACCCAGCATAGACAGGAGTTTCTTGATCTCTTGCCCGACACCACATACCTCGCCCTTGTCGTTAGTTGGTGGCCACGGCTTGATTTCGACTTCTGGCCGATCTTCCTCTACTCGCGACAACACAGTCATGCCGTAGGCATTCTCCGTGTGCGACTTTACAAACCACTCAGGATTGTTCTTAACAAACATACGCACTGCGTGGAGTAGTCCAGGCACAGACTCATCTTCGCCCTTAATGCCGTTGGCACCACGGGCTGTTCCAGTCAAGAGGATATATTTGTCAGTCAGCCTACCTAACGTAGTAAGCTGGCTGTTGAGCATAGTGAAGGTATGCTTGTGGTGGATGTAGAGAAGATCGAAACGATCTTCCCCCATGAACAACGGATCGTCGTACGACGTATACGTCGTATCTTCGAAGTCGATCGTGTCTTTCGCCAGATCGGCTACTACGTCAATTAACGTGTCTCTTTCCATCTGGAAAGAGACCATTCGGGGCATACTACAGCCTTCGCGGTCGCATGTCTCCGAACTTTTACACCCCTTGCAACGGCTCTGGGCTAGGCCCGCTGCGAGCCATAAAGTGGTCTCGCGGCGTTTACTGATCTCCAGAACCGATCGAGACTTCTGAGCATGTTCCATGAATACCGTAAAGTGTGGATTCAAATCACGTGCGTGTGCTCCCGTAGCTACGGCCATGCCGAGCAAGTCGTCATGTCCTACAGGCAGCCACATACCAAGATTCGATACGGCATCTGGGACCATCTTGCTTGGGGCAGTATTTGGTGACCACCCGAAATAGGGGTCAAAGTTTACAGGATCGGCTACTACAGCCTCCCACGCCGAAGCTGGCAAGCCAACTTCGTCGATGAAGTGATGGCGAATAGGCTCTAAGTCCCAGCCGAGTTCCAGGAACTCAAGGACGTAGTTCCGCATCTTACCTTCGCGGGTAATAGGATACTTAGGTCCGCCTGGGCGACCAAATCGGTGATTCCAGACCATCCAAGGCAAGCAGAGAGCCTTGCGACCTGCTTGTCGATACTTGGCATGAATGTAGCATTCCTCCCCGCCAAAGTGCTTATGGTCGGGGTGGAAGCCTAGCCAGTGTTCCTTGGCAGCCATGAACAATCCTAGGCCCTGGCCTGGGATTTCAAACGGCACGTCATCGCCGTTCATGCCAGCACCCTCGAATCCCATACGTTCTAGGGCGGCTTCGTGTCCAGGCCAGATACAATTAAGGGTCATCACAGGCTTATCGCCCATGATTTCCTTAATGAAGATAGTCTTCTCATCGTCCGGGTTACGCATGGCGATGTAGTATTCACCGTCTTTCTTCCATGCCTTTGCCCAAGTTCCGAGCATCTGGTCTCTCCAGACGCAATCGAAGTGGGTCATTGTGTAATTCAACCCATCCATCAAGAGCGGCCCGGCGAATATATTCTTCTTCATATCTTCGTCGGCAGACTCCCAGAATCGATGCAGCTTTTCCAGGGCACCTTCCTGTAGGAGAATGTGGCAATCCATCACGATTACGAGTTCGCCTGTGGCTAACTCGAACAACTTGTGCCGAGTTGCCGACGTACCCGTCTGTCCTTCCATTATGTGGTAGGAGATCGGGACTTCAGGGGTCTGGATGTTGTTGATGAAGTTCTTGAGGTCTTGACTGTGCGGGCCGGTCGGATTATTGTCCAGGACAATAATCTCAGTATCCGTGAGATCATGATACATCCGAAGCGACTGGATCGTGAAGAACACGCCATCGTAGTCATCGAACGTGGACATGGCAATGGTGTATTTAACCATTCGTTTATTTCCGTAGTATTAGTGTAGGTGATACAAAAGACCTCCATTAGTATAGCTGATGGAGGTCTTTTGTGCAAGTGGTTTAGTGATTATTATCCTGGAGGAGGATCGGTGGTTAGGCCGCCCGACGTAGTCGCCCCGCCGGTCGTTGTGGCACCACCTGTCGTAGTCGCCCCGCCGGTCGTTGTTGGAGCGGCTGTCGTTGTTGGAGCGGCTGTCGTTGTTGGAGCGGCTGTCGTTGTGGCACCACCTGTCGTAGTCGCCCCGCCGGTCGTAGTCGCCCCGCCGGTCGTAGTCGCCCCGCCGGTCGTTGTTGGAGCGGCTGTGGTAGTCGCCCCGCCGGTCGTTGTGGCACCACCTGTCGTTGTTGGAGCGGCTGTGGTGCCTGTTCCGGTGGTGCCCGTAGTGGTGGAAAGGCAACTGCTGTGTGGACAGGAATTACTTCTTGCATCACAATAGGCACCTGATCGTCTTGAACGCCAGGTACCGCCGGTCACGATGCAGCTATGGGCATCCTGCTCAGAACAGTTATAACCGCCCAATCCGTTTGATCGGCAGCAGATACCATCGGCATTCGTCTGGTCGCATTGCGACACGCCACCTGTATCAGTACAGTTAGTATTCGTACTAACTGTGCCGCCTAGTGCCGTACAGTCCGCTGCGGTCGCGACCGGCTGGCAGTTGTACAACCAACTTCCACTGATGCACACTTCTACGCAGCATCCGTATCCGGTAGGCTGGATCGTAGTTCCGGTCCCGCTCGGAGTCGTTGTCGGACCTTCTTGTCCGCATGCTAGTGTGAACGCATCACAGTCATTACTTGACGGCTTTCCGATACTAGCAGCAGAAGCACACGGACACTGTGTCCCGGTGGGACAAGTGTCAATGGTCTTAGTCCAGCCGCCCGCCCCGTTGGAGGCATATCGGCAACGGCCAGATAGACAAGGAGGACCAGCAGTTGTTGTAGCAAAGCTGCAACAACTACAAGGTGGCAGGGTAGTGGCACCCGCCCTGGCCGTGCACCCGTTCTCATACCGGAGATTACACCCGCCCGGATCGAAATTAGGGGCTTCGCAGAAGCAGTTGCTTATCCTAGAACAACCGTTACTTTCCAGGGTCCAGACATACGTCACCGGCGGCCCGAAAGAAACAACCCGCGAAACATAGCTACAGTAACCTAGACAGGGTATTGGGAACGATGTTGTTGCAGGTGGTCCACTTGAGGCGTCTACACAGTATGGCGGATCGCAGGGTGTTGCCCCATGAACCAATACCTGTCCCGGAGGACACGTCCCGCCCGTGGCGGGACGTGTCGTAGGTATACCGCCGCAATTACAGAGAGTACCGTAACTGTCAATGCACTGATTCGGACTTAGTGTCGTACCGGCACCAGTGGTATACGGGCCAGCAGTAGTCGAATCTGGGAAGCATGCCAGATTAGAATTTCTAGGTAGTAGTGATCCGCCGATCGAGCATCTGGTATAAGCACATTCGCCTGGGTCGCCACAGTGTGTCGGACGTTCACACGAGCACGGGATTGGCGTGGTCGTAGGCGTAGCGGTAGTTGTGCCAGTGCCGGAAGTGGTGGAGGATGGTGCCGAAGTGGTGCCAGTGCCCGTTGTGGTCGGTGCTGGGATGGTTGTTGGGATAGTGACGTACGGAGCACGTCCGCAAGACGTGCAACTGAGCCCGTCTTTGCATTCGACTTCGAACACGTAGACACCAGCCGCTTCGTCGTACCGAACGCCGTTAGCCGCATTCAGCATCGTGCTTTCGTATATCCAATGCGGTGGTGAAGTCTCGGGGCGTCCCAAACACGGCGTGCATGAGAACCAGTTAGCCCTAAACCGGCCCGTCTGCCGCTTTAGCCACTGACCAGCACCGGCCCATCGGAATAGTTGTTTTTCGTAGCTGTAAGCTAGGAAAACAGCACGTCCTGGAACTTCAGGCGGGACGTCTATCGAGCATGGGGATTCGACGCAGATCGATTCGTAGACTGTGACTAGATTAGGATGGTCAGAATTACGGAATTCCTCCCCGCCTAGCGGGAACAATGGAGTCTTCCCGGTATCGCAATCTTGGCAGACTTCCCAGGTTTCTGCAACGCCGCCGTGTACGGCAGCGCGCGAGATAATATCGTCAGGCGTACCGAAAATAGCCTGGGCGAGATCGCATGCGGGTGCGTGTGGATTTAGTGTTGTGGTGGGGGCCTGTGTCGGAGCCGGGCCGATACAGTGCGAGACTAGCTCACCGTCGAGTAGCCAACACGTATCGCCTAATCCATAGCACGAACAACCATCAGGGCAGCCGGTTGTTCCTGTACCTGTACCTGTCGCCGTCGATCGATAGTAGATCATCGGCGTAGGTGTAGTGGTTCCCGTTCCGGTAACTGTGGTCCCAGTAGCAGTGCCCGTAACCTTACCGCACATCAGGCGACAGCGGCTTTGGATACAAGGTGCTAGCGTTGGGGGATTAGGAAGTGCGGTACTGTAACTACCGCTACCGCCACTGCCGCTGCCGGTGGTCGTAGGGGCAGCAGTCGTGCCTGTGGTCGTAGATGAAGTCGAGGATGTGCCGTTGGCACATCCTCCCGTCGGTCCTTGCCAGACGCCCTGAGCATCTGCTACCCACTTGCATGTATTGGCACAGTGTGGGTCAAGCGTGCTCTGTTGTAGCGGGATCGTGGTCGTGGCAGTCGAGCTTGCACCAGCAGCGTTGCTCTCTACGATATTGTATGATTCGGGACGGGAGTTAGTCCAAGTCCCGTCCTTCTGCTTATAGACCTGGGTAAGCTTGTTTTCCGCTTGCGTGAAGTAATTGAATACTGGAACACGCAATGGTAGGCCCGTAGGGCCTACCATTGCTTCCATTTGTGTGGTTTCCCAGTTGTGGCGATACAGGCACGCCTGTACGCCAATAGGCGTAGGGACGCCGTTGACGATTTCGGCAGCGGGTAATCCCTGCTCACAGGGCGGGATTACCCAGTAGGTATCGCCTTCTTGCGAAGGGAATACTGGCGTGCGGGCGATATTGCGGGGCGGCGGACCTTTACGTTGTTTTGCTAATGCAGCGACTAGCTCACGACGGTCGGACTCACTCAGTAGGAATTTCTTCATTGTTGTGGACCGGAAACGCTGTGATACTTAGGAGGGCAGTGGCATCGCTGGACTGTACGAATACGGGAAACCCGTATTCGACAACCATCGCCCGGCGAGGTCGGAGGATTCCTACCTGAACACCGTCTGCATTAGTTATTCTAATTGTATTCCTTTTGAGTGCATTTTGCAAGATGGCATCTACGGAAGATGTCATTTTAGGCACTTCATGGGACAGCGTTAGGATACAGGAACCGGGGTCCAAGTGCCCGATATTCAGCGGTGTCGCCTTAGACGGGCTGACCCGCTGGGAAGTCTGCCAAGCCGAATCGGATGCGTCGTTGACGAAGTCGAAGGCGTGCTGGGCCGTAGTTAGTTCATTTGTCTCGTATTCCTGGTAATGAGCGCGAACGATGATGGTCGCTCGATCTCCCATGAATCCGGTTTTATCTGACTGGAGTGTTTGTTTTTCTTTTGCCATGGTATGATTTTACGCTAAGCTAGATGGAACGCCCAAAAGCAATAGATTGCCCTGCTCGTGGACTTGCGGTGTTTGGATGTACTGGACTGCGTTGAAGACCGGCTGCCCGGTCTCGTCAAAGCGATCGATTTTTAGTTGCCTACCGTACATATCCAGTTGCGCGATGATATTTTCACCCGATGCCGATTTTGCGGGCTCGAATGCTCGCGGATCGCCGAAATTTCCACCGTCCATCAACTTCATACTACCTTCAGCCGGAACGGCACGGTCGAATCCCTTGATGTCGAATTCGAACGTGTAAGAGACGTTGAAGTAATAGGCGCAAGCCCCGTAAATCTTCCTCGCCCACTTTGCGTCCGTGAACCGGACGCAACGTGCAGGTAGCCCCCACAGAGGGGCATCATTCACGTGGTTGATTAGTTCAACGTAAGTCGATAATGGTAGTGTTCCAGAATTGAACGAAAAGCTGATCGTCGGGTACGAGTATTTGTATTCGACAGCCGGGCCTTTGATAGGCTGGAAGTTCGGATGCTGTAAAGTCTTACCGAAGCGATCCACTGCCGCTTCGCGGTTCTCATGGACGAAGTCGCCGGTCATTTCGTACGGCTCGTACAGCGGATTCGCGATAGGAATCTGCTGGCAGCGGCCACTTTGTTTCGTAGACCATGTCTGCGAAACAATCCAGTCTTGTACAGGCGACTGTTCCTTAATACCTCGGTGCGCCGAGATATTAAGCTCCGGCGTGCAGAATGCCCACGGATCAGTGCCCCGTATTTCGGGCCACGCAGCGGATAAATCAAAAGGCGACCCGACTGTGAATAAAGGCCAGTTCGACAGAATCCAAGCAAGACTGTCGTGCTTGGTTTCTGTCTGTACGTGCCAGTCCACATCGTACCAGCGGTGACCTTCGTCATCCCGTCGGAATCGTTGGCTATGTGCCCCTACTAGATATGGGTATGTTGTCATTAGTCTATATCCATGTCCCCGATCGAGTCGCCTCGATCGTTATCAGGTTGCGTGTTACGCGCAATTTGCTCTAAAAGAGCAACTTGCTTCAATGGTGCATTGTCCTTGGTCACTGCCCCGGTTGATCCCATCATAGCCTGGGTATAGTCGTAGGTTCGTTGGGCCTGTTCGTTACTTCCGACAAGGGCGTGGTCGCGAGTAGCGACTGCGCCCTTCTTGCCCTTACCCTTACCCCCCGGCCCTGCATCGGCTTCGCTCTTAACAAAATCCTCGAAATTGATATCATACGATCCATCTTCTTTCATGTATTTCTTGAGCCACTCAGGTACAGCAGCTTCATTAAGGGCACTACCGCCCATGTACGGTTTAAGGAATGCCGTAGGGTCGGGCGTGTCTAACTTAAGCATGCTAGTGTCGTAGCCACCCTTCGGCTTCCCCCCGTAAAGCGATTCCCGGATTTTAGTAACCATACTGTCGTTGCCAAACAGCGCTGTGCCGCTTTCTCCCGTGCTCGCTTTTTTACTGCCCATACCTACTAAACCAAGTAACGCCTCACCGGCCATTGCACTTCCGGCTTCTATCATTTGGGGTAATTGGACCACAAATAAATCGTAGAGAATTTTTCCCATCGCGACGACTGCCTTGTCTATCGTCTCCATCATATCCCATGCCATGACTTGCCAATTAGCAGCAACGAATTCGAAAGTTAGCGGCAGGTTATGGCCGAAGTTGTAGAAAAAGCCAACCAGAAACATGCCGAAATTATAGATGTTATCGAATACCCCCTGTATGCCGTTATCGTTACCTAGCACTGCTATAGCAAATCCGAGAGCGGTCACGGCAGCAATTGCCGCCACTACCGCTATTGTAATCAATGCTACCGGCCCGAACGTCGCAAGCCACGCTGACGTGGCGGCTGCCCCCTCTGCGGTGAATGCTCCTGCCAGCCAAACTACGAATCCAATTAACCCGGCGATGGCATTGTATCCGACATGCATGGCTTCCCAAAGTCCTCCTAAGACCCATCTAGCCCCGGCGATAGCCCACGAAAGCAAGTGGAATACCAGGAACGCTCCTATTATCTTAGCACTTAAGATAGCTATCTGGGCTACAAGTGCCTTATTAGCCCGCATCCATTTGATGAATGCCGTAACCGTATCTAGCACAGTCTGGAGTAGGGCCTTTAGTTCTTTATCAAACAGTTTGACTGTTTCGATTGCAACAAGTTCGACCGATTCCATGATCTGCGTTGCGAGTCCGATAGGCGTTAAGGAAGCTTCCTTAACGGCCTCAAAGTGCCGACCGCCTTTACTGGTGGTCATTTTCAATGCAGCGACAGCAAATTTAGCGTCCAGCTTTCTGGAACGCATCAAGTGATCAAACTCTGCGATCTTATGTTGGATCAACTTTTCTTCTTCGTCGGTGTAAGACGACTTAACACCTACTCCAGAAGCCTGCTCAGCAGCGATACGCAGCGGATTGAAACCGCCTTCGGTCATCTGACGAAGTTCTTGGCCTTGGAGTCGGCCAAGCGAGACCGCTTGGGCGATGCCCAGAGCCACGTGCTTCAATCGCTCGGAACTGCCGCCTGCTACATCGCCCAACATCTGTACGGTCGCAACCGCATCCACGGAAGACTGACCGAACTTCATTAGGAGTCCGGTTGCTTCCATAACAGAATTCAAGGAGTATGGAGACACCAAAGCGAACTGTTGCTGCTGCGCAGCAACATCGCGAGCCTTCTCCATTGAACCAGTGAACACCTTAATGGTTGTGATATGGCTTTCTAGTTGCGCCCATGGCTCAACGATGCTGCGAATACCACCGCTGATGTTCTGTACGGCAGCCGAGTGCATGTATAGGTCGGCACGTCCGCCCATGCCACCACCCATTCCGCCGCCTCTATTAGCGGCGCGGGCAGCCCTAGCGTCCCTGCGTTCTTGTGATTGCCGATAGCGAATATCGGCAGCGTCATTCCTGGCCTGCTGCGTAAGCTCGCGGCCCATTTGCTGTAGCCGCTCACGATTCGCACGTGCGAAGTGATCTCGTATGCCTTGAACAGCGCGAGCGCGACTTTCCGTAGTTCTGTTTGTGGAGGCGATAGCGGCACTGTCATGCTTTGCATTCTGAAGCGCGTCGTCTACCCCTGCCTTCAGTTGTTCGTTACGGGCACTCTTAAAGAAATCCTGGATGCCTTGCAGCGTTTTGGATTTCTTCTCAGCGGCGGCTTGGGTAGATTTAATATCCGCCAAATCGTTCTTGGAATTCTGAAGTGCTTCTTGCGTCGAATCGCGCAGACGCGAGACGTAGCCACTTCGCTTCGCGTCTTCTTTTTTCTTGGTATCCCTGATCGCAGCTTCATCATGCTTCGCATTCTGAAGTGCTTCTTGCGTCGAATCGCGCAGACGCGAGACGTAGCCACGTCTCGATCGTGCGATGGACTCGTTGTCGTTTTTGATTTCCTGGGCCTTTTCACGGCCCCAGAGTCGCATCCGTTTTCGTGACGCTTGATCTTCTTCAGTACGGCTTTGCTTGGCCGATTTATCTAGTTGTTTGTCTCTGCGAAGTTTCTCAGCCACACCGGCAGCGGCTTCCTTATTAGTCTGGGCAGTCTGGGCTCGTTGGGCATTACGTGCTCCCATGACAGACTGGGCACGATCACGATCCGCCTTGGCCATGACTTTGGCATCCTTGCTAGCGACCGCCTTGGCAGTCTTTTCAGCGTTACCCACGAGAGCATTTAGGTCGACGCCGCCCTTAGCGGCTTTAACACCTTTCGTGCCCTTGAACGTAGGGGTCAACCTGCCGTAATTCTGCTCAGAATCCCGATTTAGTGACTTGGCGTTAGTCCTGAAGAATTTAACGGTCTTTTGTTGCTCGTCACGTATCGCCGCTTGGCTTTTCTTGTTTTCGGCAATGACGATTTTGCTGGCAGCCTTGTCCAACTGCTTCATGCGACGATAGTTTTCCCTCGTCTCCTTTTCTTTGGCTTTTTGGAGTAGGCGGTAATTCGTAAAATCCCGCTCGAAGGCAGCCTTGCTTCCTGCGACATACTCTTTAACCACCCCGACCAAAGTTTTTGCCGTAGCTTTAGCCGCCTCGATGGTGCCCTTAAATGATTTAAGAGCACCGCTATTGTCACCATCAATACGGACTACGAGTGGTGGAAGTTCTCGGCTTGGACCGCTCATACTTGGACTCCTAGGCTAGCCAACCAAATGGCTTTGCTTTCTTCCGGGGTTTGGACTTTGACTACTGGTGCTTCGAAGCGAAGCAGGTATTTGTCCAGGGCTAGTTTTGATCCCCCGAGCGCTCCTGCAACTGTGTGTGCGACACTTGCTAAGTACCAATCCAGTTTTTCGTGTTCTAGCTTTCGCCTATGAAAATAGGCTTGCCATTTTACAAACTCGTCAAGGGTCGTGAGTTCCTTAACGAGTTGGAGTGGCCAGCCTAGTTCGTGTGACAACTTGTACCAGAGGTACTCGTCGTCCGTTATTAGTTTTTTGGGTCGGCCTCTGCGGCCTTGGGTTTCATCCCGTTGAGGTCAGCGGCGATGTCATACAGGCCCTTTAGTGCTTCATCAGGCCAGGATTCGAGCACGTTGCGTGCGACAAGCTCGCCCTTGGGGTCTTTCAGACACCGAGCTAAAAGCTCGGTGTACTGACCTGTGAAGTCCTTAATTTCCTTGACGTTACCTTCGGAATCAAGCACCAACTTGGCTGCCTGGGCCGCACGCAAAGCGTCGGCTGTGGCACCAGTGAGTTGGTGGATTTGGTAGGTGACTTCGCCACCTTCGCCGTCTTCCAGATACACTGGGACGGACTTTGTTTTGACAGAGAATTTGAAACTGGACATGGTTCTTTTCTAAAATTAAGGAGCGACAGTAGTGGTCGCAGCAACAGTGGCATAAGTGATGCCGGTAGCCGTTGGTGGATCACTGGTTGTAAGCATGCTTGGGGTCAGAACAAGAGTCGCGGTCGGCTTCTCGTTGGTCTGTGTTTCTTCTGGCGTGAACGATGTGATGATGCAGTAAAGACTGATACTCGATCCGTCGAAGAACGTAATTGTGACGTATCGGTTTTGGCGGATAAACGGAAGCAAGAGGGAGAAGGCCCCGACAGCATAATTGACCTTCACGGTCATTTCGCTCAAAGTCATCAACGCCCCGCCCTGGAATGTGCGGTAATTAACAGACCGCATATTAGACTGCTCTATCGGATCATCTGCTTTAATACCGGGCGGCGTTACCGAAACTTCCTCAAACTGGGGCGTGATGCCCTGGATAGTAATGAGGGTACGGTGTCCATTTGTTAGAATCGAATTTGGCATTTGGTTATATCACCGTAATGTAGAAGTTTTGGCAGAATCGCCACCGGCGATTCTGGGGTTCTTGTCCTAAGCATCCCATTGTATTAGCCATACTGATACACTGCACAATTTTGCCGTATGCGGACGTTAAATACGTGTTTTTGAGCACGTCTTCCCAGAGTGTCGGGAGGACGGCAGAGGTATCGGCGTAATCTAATCCCCGGACGTGGACCTCGACCAAGTCGTACTTAGTCTGGTTTCCGTTGAGATTTCGGGGGTGTAACTTACCTTTTCCGTTAATAAGCCCGATCAATTTGTCGGGTTTATCCTGCATGTGGTCGATGGCAAGTGTGTAGCCGAGCGCTGCACACTTGGTACGGATCACGAGTTCTAGGTATTCGGCTGGAGTTTTCATACGGACGATAATTCTTGCCAAAAGAGGTAGCTAGCGTCGTCGGCTTGGTTGTCGACAGCGTCTTCGAGCCATTTTCGCAGAAATGGCTCGTCGTGCTGGAATACGGCATAATTGGCTGGGGTACGCGCGAATCCTTCGACGGCAAAACCGTAACCGACGTAACCGACTGATTTCCAGCCGGTTCCTTCAATCCAATAGTCCCCGGACTCCCGGAGAGCACCAGTATCGACTGGAACCATGGAATCAGCGTCGACGTAGATGGCCCTAGCCACTCCTCCTAGACCTCGGGCGTAGGCCCGCCCGGCGTCCTTATCGTACTTCTTGAGTGCCTTGGTAAGGGCGGCGATGCCCTGTAGTTTGAATTTCACTCGCTCTTTCGATCCTGTGCAGATAGAACGCGACCGACTTGTGTGAGTTTGTCCCTAGCCGCTGCATGATCGGAATCTAAGTGCGAGATACCCGCCGATGCGATAAGATAGATGGCACTATGCGTAGCTACGTGATCGATGTGCTTTTTGGCAACCACATCCTCTAATCGCGAAAGTGTATCGGCGTTCTTTGTTTGCGTCTGGGATGCCGTTTCCATGAATGCCATGTGCGACTCGGCGATCTGAGCACCGTATTTTCGGACCAGTCCGAAAATAAGATAAACGAAAGGCCCTACAAATAGCAATAGCACGGCAAAGGGCACGCCAACTACCTGGACGAAAGAACCTAGTTTCTCCCAATCGATATCCATTATGCCCAAGCCTCGTAAAGGGTTTCAGTGTTGCGTAAATTCGGAGTAGAGGATACAGCAATGATTTCGTGGACGCCGGTACTGTTGTCTGGGCGTAGTGTGGCCGTGAACTTGGCTAAGACGCCTTTCCAGACTAGACCCTTGGGCTCTAGCCGTTTCCGGGTGATTAGTTCGATTTTGCTGAAGACTGGAGAGCCGTCGATTTGGTAGACTTGCTTGAGCATATCGTCCCAGCGGCAGGTCATCTGTACGGGCGTGCCGTAAGTCGGCTGCCCGTACAGATCGGCACCGGTATACGGCCAGTAGACTAGGGTTTGTTTCTGTGCTTTGGTAATGATACCCATTATGCAGTCCCGGCCCAGAAGAATTGCTTGCCTATGCCGCCTTGCATCAGGCGGGTGTTGAAAGCTGCCAGCCTGCCCGTGGTATCGAGCATCATGGCAGTGGTTCCCCAGTGTGTGATGGCGAAGCCTTTGTCCAGCAAAGTTCCGTATTGGACTTGCAAGGAGCGGACTTTTTCCATAGAAACCTGGCCTGATGTCACCATAACCAAGTGGGCGGCAAGATACCGCTCGACGAGTTCTAAGAGGGCATCGGTCGGTAAGGGCGCAATAGCTACCACGTTATCGATGATGAGACTAGCATCATCGATAAACGGCTGAAGATCGGTAATAAACGTACGGTCGTACTGGATTAACAGTGCGACCCGATCGTCAGTAGTTCTTGCCATTACTTACTTCCAGTTTTTTAGTGTTCCAACGTGGGTCCGAAATGAGCCATCTGCTCCACGGATTTCGTATCGCGGGTAGAATCCGCGAGGATTCGCGGATTCGTCGATCGGTTCTAGTACTGTCCAGCCTTGTCGCGTCCAGTTAGGTAAGACGTCACGCATATCAGATTTACAGATACCGCAACTGGCGATCGTATACTGCTGCACTGTGCTACGAACAACGGGTGCCGTTTTAGTTACTGTACTCGTTACTGTGGTACTGGCTGTTCCGTTCTGTTCTGCGATATGTAAAGCATCGTGTAGATCGAGTACCTGGACTGCTGACATACCTTCAGTAGATAAGTAATGCGGCTTTCCCGCTAGATGCACACGTAGTTTGGATCGATTAGCATCGTCTGACGTTGATCCTGGATACGACCAGTGTTTTGTGTTTGCCTTGGTGGTAGGTACTGTCGCTACTTTTACCGGCTGTTCCGGTTCTAAAACAGACGGTTTGTCCTGTTTCGGTGCAGGCATGGGCACCGGCTTAGACGGTACTTGATCGACTTTGTCGATAATTACCGGTTCTGGCAATATGATCGACTCGTCGGCCTTGGGGATTATGTTGCATCCTGCTACAAAAAGCAGGCAAATCAAACTTAGGTATTTCATCGTGCACCTGGGATTAAGCGGTTTCCGGGGAATACCCAGAATACGTGGTATTTGGCACATTGCCACAGGCTGCTCATCGTGATTAACCCGAAGCCTTGATCTCCCCATCCTTGGCTCTTTACAGGTCCAAGTAGCGGGTTGACCGTCGGTCCCCAGGAGTTTTGAATATCTGGATGCACAAGGTCTTCACCGCCTACCCATTTACCGCTGTGTACGCACAGAGCATGGTTACCGGCACCGTTTCCTTGTTGGATGTAACCGTTGCGGAGGTTCATGAACGCATTGCCTACGTGCAATGCGATCACCAACTGCTGGTCGCTAGCGAGAGCAGAGGCAATGGTCATCTTAAAATCTTGGTAGCTTGTCGTGGGAACACGAAAAGCTTCGAATGATTCGTATGTTTTGGCCGCTTCGTCTGCTGCCTTTAGGAGGGCAGAGTTGACTTGGCGTCGGTTGTAGACGTTAAGCGGAAACTTAGTCAGCGTCCCGTTTACTCGGACTTCGACCGGGGAGACGCCTTTTTCTGCGGAAGCAGTTAGTCCGTGGACTAACTGCGAGCCTTGGTCCTGGCCGCCGTTGATGTTGGAATATAGGTGATTGACGGATAGGGCCGTGAAGGACATACCGTCCAGCGATCGACGATTTAGGTAGCACGCAACCGTAGCTGCGGCATTACAGCTACCGAGGCTGCCTTGGTTGATAACGAAAGGCTGGCGTAGTCGGCGAAAAGTCTTGTACTTATCGCCGCCTAGGGACTTTTCCATGTCTTTAGGGTCTAGAATCTGATTCGGGTCGTACATGGGCATAGCCGCCGATACGCGAATAGAATCTGCGTCAGGTAGCTGAAGTCCAGTTCCGACTTCGGTTCCGTCCGATAGTATGAATCGTTCCATGTCGATCACTTGAGTATGTCCGATAATCCCGTATCCCACTTGCGGATACGTTCGAGTTTGATGACTTTGCCGTTTTCTATTTTACCGGCTGCCAGGAAAGGCGACTGGATATTCTTGATCTCACCCACGACGATCATCGGTCGAATCGACGGATCGTCGTCGTCCAAGTAAAGGAATCCGGCAAACTTATTAGCCTCGCAGAAGGCCCTAGCATCGCGTATGGCGATAGTTTCGTTAATGGACGGCGTAGACTTCTCCGTGACGCAAAAGAGCGTTGTACCCACCAAATTGGAGGCTACAGAGGGTGCCGGGCCAGCCTTTGGCATCTGCCCCGCTCCCACAAGCAAAATGCCCCCGAGAACGAGGGCAGCAATTGGTCCGTATGGTTTATCCACTTGGGATTATTCCTTGGCTGCTTTGCTTGGATTTGCGATCTCGGAGATAACTTTGACCATGGCGTCAACGCCAGCCTTGGTCTCACTCTTTTCCAGATACCGCAATACTGCTTCGCAGTATTGCAGAGCGGTAGGTCGATCGGGAACCGATGGACCTTCAGCCGGAACAGTCTGCCGATTGATCTGCCGAAGAATATCTTCGATGACTTTATCTCGCGTAGGATTGGCCGGGAGCTTGCCCTTGACGAACGTCCAGATCAGCCAAATGCCGCCTGACCCGCCGATCAGGGTGCCGATGATAGTAATAATGCTCGACAGGTCCATTTTATTCCTCGTACCTTAACGAATTTGTGTAGATTTCCACGTCGGTTTCGACGGCTGTGCTGGCACCATTTACTGGCCGATTGCGGAAGTACTCGAATACCTGATACGCAATCTTAATGAACAGGATAATCAACATAGGGTCGATCATCGCGACTCGCGAGTCTCCGCGAACGAGTCGCTCGAACTCTACCTTATTTCCGCCCGCAGCGGCAAAATGCTCGCGGGCCACTTGGACTGCGAGCAATTTGAGTTTGTTATTCAGTTTTTTCTTGAAGATTCCCATAGTGCTTTTATTCTAGCCGACGGAACTTAGTATTGCCGGAGATTGCCACAAGGTCGTCATCAGATGCTACTACGGAGTCTTTTCCGTAGGGCACATCGCCCACGTAATGGACGCCTGCGAGGACTTCAAATCGGAATGCTTTCGCCACTGGTTCCGATACTGCGGCAGTTGCGGCACCATCGACTTCTACTTCGCCTGCAGTTACTTTACTTTTTGCCACGATACACTCGTTTTTCTAAGGACACAAAAAAGCACCCGCAACTGCGGGTGCTTAGGAGATTTCTATTCTACCGCCGAAATTAGACGGTGGTCGCATTTCCACTATAGTGGATGATGCCACATTGGCTGGAAGCGTCCGTTTGAATCAATGGGAGGATCATCGCCATGATTCGGAAGTTTTCCGTTTCGCCGCCGTCGGACACCCACTGTACCAACTTCATGTCCATGCCGACGAGAACCGAAGCCGTAGCTGGGTTTCGTTGTACGAGCAACAGTTGGTTACCGGTCAAGAAGTCGAGCATTTCGACATTGACCAAGTTCGGGATTTCCTTGATATTCTTGAGCAACGAGCCCGATCCGTACTGATCAGTCATCATTCGAAGCATGTACTGCATCAAACCAGTGCTGTAGTACAAGTCGAAAGGACCGAACTGATTCACGGCCAACGCATCTTGCATCATCTTGATGACAGAGTTGTAGAGCATGAATGGAGTCCAACCGCTAACGGTAGGATTCAAGAACCCGCCAGTCGTTCGGCTCGGGAAGTTGGTTAGACCGTAGAGGACGCCGCCGCCGTAGGTGTAGCTTCCCCAGGTTCCAAGAACCAGAGACTCGATGGCGTCGGCTACCCTAGCGGCACCCAACTCCAAGTTCACTGTGGACAAAGGCTGTCCGTTGTTTCGGGAGATCGCGATTTCGCGAGCCTCGAAACTAAATTCCTTGTGGATGATCGGCAACGGCATGTTGACGATATCGACAGCCGCACGGTCGTTAGTCCCGCGAGACTTAGGCGACATGGAGATCGAAGCCGCATCGACGTCGGTGATTCGTTCGTATTGGTAGACCGAGTGGTTGTACGCCTGTGGGAAGGTTCGGGCCATTCCGCCTGCTCGCATCAAGTTTACCAACTTGAGGCGGGGCTTGGCGACTTTCACCAACACATTATCAAGGTACTGCCATTCGTTCTTCGAGAGAACAGCGCCCGCATTGTGGACAACTCGGGCTTCGTAGACGGGCGAGCCGTCTTCCTTGAACTTTCCGTTCGCGACGGAAATATACGATCGACCGTCAGAACCTACGAATGGACGCAAAGCGTCGTAGTTTCCGCCGTGTGCTAGAAGGCGGCTACCGATAGAACCGGAACCGACTACTGCTTGTTCGCTTTGAATTTGTACGTTATCCATTTTAGTTTCTGCTGGTTCTTTCTAAGGTCTTAGGAAGCGATACGGACGAGTACGAGTTGTTCGGACGCCGTAGTGATAGCTTCCTCGGAGGTTGCGATGATTCGAACAGGTGTGCCTGTGGTTTTAATCAAGGCACCGGCACCATTGAAAATCAACTGGTCGCCAACGACGATCGTCTGGCCTGTAGCCACCCGAACATATCGAAGCGATCCCTTTGGAGGATATTCGGCCTCAGCAGTATTACCTGCTGTGTACGCCTTATCGACACCACCGCCTGCGGTAGCGTCCCCTTGCCACTTGTCTTCAAGCATCAGTTGGGGAGCGTCACCGCCGCCAGACGTAGCCTGGACGGTGTACTGACCGGACGAATTGATAATTACCATGTGACCGGGCTTGAGAGTCTGGCCAGTTGCGATGGTTCGCTCGACTCGTGGTCCTTCGAAAGTGTCTTTTGCAATCTTACGTGCTAATGCGGTTGTCATAGTTCTCTGGGTCTTTCAGCTTCGTGAATTAGAGGGTGGAAGGTGGAGCGAAACCGGTTTCGGTAACAGCAACTTCCTTGCCGTTTCCTACAAAAACTTGACCAGCATAGACCGGGGTCTTTGCTGGAGCTTGTACCGGAACAACCGCCTTGGCCAACTTACCGAGAATGGTACTGGAGAACGAGGCGAGGTCTTCTTTGGAAAATTGGGATTGATTGGCCACCAAGGTGTCAATCAATTCTGTTCGGGTGGCTTCAGCAGCAGTCATCGCATCCTTGACTTGATTGGCAAGGCCAGGCTCTGCTAGCGTCAAAAGCTTGTCTAAGCTATTGACTACCAAGACTTCAGGGGCCTTGACTTCGGCAGGCTTCGCAACAACCGCTTCGATTGCTTTGAACTGTTCGTCGGTCATGTTGGTGATAAAGGCTGCGTGCGAATCGCCAAGGCGAGAAATCAGTTCTTTGCGTTCCATGTTTTCTTGTTTCTTATTCTGAACGGAGTAGGTGACTTTTTTGGTCACTGGCATAAGTTCTCCTAATAGTGTAACTTCGCCAGCAGAAATTTCATAATTTTGTTGATAGTACTGCTCGTCGCCGTTCGAGTTGTACAACTCGAAGATGACGTAAGATGACGTGATATCCTCGATATACACGTATGTATTAGGACCATCTGGTGACCAGACTTCGTACTTGGCGCGAATAGCCGCAGTCACGTTCTCGACTTGGTCAAGAAGTGACTTCGCATTACCGACCAACTTGATCGAGCGTTCGGGACGTACTTTTGGGTTCGTAGACTTATTAACGAGAAGCCCGGCACCGTCTTTAAGGGAGAAAGCACCTTCCCCATCGAGAATGATGGCAAGGTGATCGGGCTTGTAATTCGTTGCCGTGGCAACGAAATCCTTGCCTTCGTGGGTTCCGTTAGCTACGAGCGCCTCGACGACAAGACCTGTGCTAACTTCCAACTTCTGATTCGCAAGTAAGGCCGTGTGGACCGTGTCCGCACCGGCAACTTGCGCGAAGCGATCGATTTCAAACCACGCTTCGGCTTGTAACTTTTTGGAGCGAGCATTGTATTTGGTGTTGAAGATCATCCCGACCGATAAACGGTCCAGAGATTCGGGCGTGCATCCAGATACTTTGTCACCATTGGGCAACTCAGGGTGCCCAATGGTGATTGGTTTCGCGTTCCAGGCGGTAACAGACGCCTTAATGTCCGGTTCCTTATATAGGATGGGACCAGCAGACCCGGAGAAGACTCCAGGCATCATCATAGAAATAGGAGCGACTAGGTAGTTACGACCCTGGAGGGTCTCCTGCCTCACCTTGCTCGAAAGATTCGCTACCAGTTTTTCCATCGTCGTTCCCGTGTTCCTTGTTTAGCCAATAAAGAACAGCACCGATGACTTTTGGTAGGAAGACCGCGTTGGTCATATCCCACCTACCCCCGTCAATGCCCTTCAGATTAGCTTCGATTAGTTCGGCTAATTCTACATCATTGTACTCTTTGTCCGGGGCGACGCCGTAATTTACGGCGTTCTCGTCGGAGGTAACGGCTTCTGCATACGCCTGTGCGGCGTTCAGAAGCCCGTCGCGTAGGGAGTCTGCGAAACACTTCGCGGCGTCGTGGTTATAATCTCGTACCATGGTTATTTGGCTTTCTGTACATTGTTAGTTGGAGTTTTGCCTGGGTCTTTCTTCTGGCCGCCGCCCGGAACCTTCGGGATCGAGCTAGGGGCGTTTCCGCCAGCGGAACCGGTCATGCCGTCAAGTTGCGCGAAGACGAGCGACTTGCGGGTAGATTCAGCATTTTCTACGGCTTTAACTTGTTGTGCTGTAAATAAGCAGAACTTACCAAGCCATTCGCCGAGCGGGACGATTGATTCGGCACCGGCTGTCGCGTAGCGAGCCAGGGCCTCAGTCATATCCTTGGCAAATTGGGCACGCTCAGCTTCGCTGAGCGGTGCCATAGCTTCCCAACGAATAACGTACGGGAGCGGCTGGTCAAGCTGGGCAGTTGGTTGGGGCAGTACGCCGTATTGGATCATACGGTCAAGCGTTACCCGGATGATGTTTGGGGATACGTGACGTTCCTTTCGGAGCATAACACGTTCTCGCCAAGTGATCGTATCCTGCGGACTATCCAACTGGCCTTGTTGCGAGCCCATGAAGGACTGTTGTGGCATCCCCTTGGTAATCGCGATCAGGATCAGGAGGTTCGTAGTACAATTGGTTGGATCGCTGATCTGCGGAGCGAGCGACTTGACCGAGACTCCGACCATCGTAATGTAGCGTTGGAGTCCTTCGGCGTAGGCTTTTACGTCTTCACGCAGTTCAGTACGCTGAGCTGCGTCAAATTCACCTTGCTTCGGGTCAACTTCGAAGGAAAGGCCGGGAAACCCGCCTTTCCAGAACATTTCAGCCGAACCACCAGAGACCTTACGCAAGTCCAGAAGACGATTGAATACGTCTTCCATACGAGGGGCACCGAATATTTCAGACTCAATCAAGTTGTCTGCAACGTGGACAATACGTGACCAGTGGACTTTTGCCAGGGTTAGGGTCGTCTGACCGTCGCCTACCGAATCCTCGAACATCAGGTTATAGAACTTAGGCTGGCCATACCTGGGATTAGTTCGATCGGTCTCGAATTCTTGTATTTGGGCCGATTCTTCGCCGAATACTCTGTAATATAGGATTCTAGCGGTGCCCGGAGTACTACCGGGAGCGTCATCCTCGAATCCAGGGGCAGGCGTATCGAAGTCGTTGCCGTCATCTAAGCCGATGAATAAGACGCCGTATCGACCGATTCCGCTGATTCGGTCGAGTCGATGTAGGTAGCTATAGAGCCGCGACTGGGTAATTACCTTGTCTACGGCTTTCTCGAAAGGAGTTTCCCGTTCTTCTTCGGTTTCGTAGACTTCTGGGTAGTCTTTCCAGCACTCGTCCGGTTCGAGATTGTTCACCCGCTTGGCAACGTCGCCACGGCGATACATTTGCATGTAATCCGAAAATGTGACTACGTCTGGGTGGCCGCATTCTCGATCGATGCTACGGGTCCCGTCGCGTCCATCGAGAACGGGGATACCTGCCATGGCACGGTCGTATAGATTCGTGATAAATTGCGATGTGCTGGTTAGATGGGCTAGGCTGTCCAATTGTCGTGCTCCTGAGCATAATTAGGGCTAATACTCAGATTGTAACAGAAGTAGCCCTAATTATGCAAAAGATTACCAGAGTTCCCCATGGTTGAATCTTTCAACCATGGGGCCAGTCTGGAATTCGGGTCAAAAGATAAGGAAGTGCCTATCGTCACTTCCTACTGCCCTTCTGGTGGTGTCCGCCCTTAAAAGGCGGCACCACACTAAACTAGAGACTAACGTCTAAGCCGATTCAAGTTAATCGGATGTAGGCTAGCGTTAGCTCCCGTTAGTGTTATCGGCTATCGCCTCAAACACAGTAATTCCATTATACCGATAGGCCAATTCTTGTCAAGAGAATTCTAGGAATAAAAACAAAAAAGAATAAAAAGGGCCAATTATCGGGCGGAGCCCTCTAATTGGAGGCAGTTCAGAGTAATTAGGTTCCGCCAAAGTTGTAACAAAAACACTGGTGTTTTTGTTACAAAGTCTGGTGAAATACAGAGAACTGTGCTATAATACAAAAAGCCACGGGGACTCAATCCCGTGGCTTTTCTATCCACTCAAAATAGGTACTTATTCCAAATGGCTGAACTAATTGTAGCACAAAATGGTGATTTTAGCAATGGATTTGTCTCGGAAACTTTTGGCCGATTGAAAACAATCGGGCCTACGTTCGCGATACATGATGGAAAACAACACAGATCGCACCAGGAATGTCTATGCGAGTGCGGGAACCGTAAGATAATACGTGTCGGTAGTTTGCGTAGTGGAAAAACACAAAGCTGCGGGTGCCTGCAAACTGCGGCTATGATCGCACGCAATACCACACACGGGATGCAGAAGACTTCTGAGTACCGGTCATGGCAGGCAATGAAACGAAGGTGCGACAATCCGAATTGTAAAGATTACCCTGACTACGGCGCTCGTGGTATTGGTTACTGTGAGCGCTGGAAGAAATTCGAGAATTTCTTCGCAGACATGGGCGAGAAGCCAAGCCCTAAGCATTCTATCGACCGCGAACGTAACGCCGAGAATTACTGCCCTGAAAATTGCAGATGGTCCACCAACCAGGAGCAAGCCAATAATCGGCGTAGCAACCGCTTAGTCACAATCGGTGATAAAACAGACACATTGACTAACTGGGCAAGGCACTATAAGATGAAAATCCGTACTGTTCACGATCGCGTTGGGGCGGGATGGGACCCGGTACGAGCATTGACTACGCCCCCGAAACAGTCATCACTTAATAACGCCTAGCTTCATTCCGTGTTGGATTAACATAGTGTAAGCCCCGCTACTGGCGTCACATTGGTCGTCGTTTGATCCATCGGGAAAGTATCGAAGTTCTTTAAGGTAGTCATCTAAGACCTTACCTGAAATAGCCGTATGCACATTTCCAACATTGATTTGAGTGGCAAATGTATCCATACGAAGTAGCTTGTTTCCCGTGCTTTTCACAGCCGTGACATTGAATCCGTGGAGTCGCTTAATCGACTCCTTAACGGCATCGATTCCGCTCGAACCAGGTTCTTGTTCCATGCCTATCCTGACGTGTTTACCGTCTAGGTGGCCCGTTGCTTTGATTATGGCTTCGCGAGCATCAGTAGACCACTGTCCGCGAACGATCCCTAATATCCAGACGTCTCCGTTGGGCGTGATACCGAGCTTCGCTCCGACAGTCCAGTCTCCAGAATCCGCCAGAGCGGCCTTGTCCCAGAATCGCACTATCTTGCGAAATGCGTTGTCTGGCGGAGGGGCCAGATGAATCTGAATCCGGTCGGTTTTGATGGCCCCACCACCTATCGGGATCGGTTGTTGGAGGATTTGTCCGCAATAACCGAATTCCCCTAACTCCGCTTTCAGGCTCAGTAGGACACGCCTACTGAGCCGTACCGGGTCAAACAGTCCGTCGACATAGTATTGACGTAGCTCGGGCGGGTGAATGAAGTCTGTTTCCTCGCCTGGGAGGCAGATTAGCTTAACTCCTGGGAAGTTCTCCAAGAACACAGCAGTCGGATCGCCTACGGCTATCCGTTGCATGACCATGTAGGTCCACGACAATTCCTTGGAAACCTTACGACTAGGTAAGGTTTCCTTGATGTACTTGGCGGCTTCCTCAATCTTAGCCTTGGATCGCCCGCCCTTCGGATCGAGCGGATCATCGATCCCAATACAGTGAGCGTGCCGTCCCGTGATGTTACCGCCCGTACCAGCGGCGTAGCGGTCACCGCCAAGAGTATTCGACCACAGCGACTTGTTGTTCAAGTCTTCGCGTAGCTCGATCTCCGGGAACAACTTCCGGTAGAGCGGCGATTGCACCACTCGCCGCGACTTGACCGTCAACTCGAACGCCAAATCTTCGGCGAAACTGGTTCCGATATATCGGAATCCAGGCATCCGAGTCCAGCACCAGGGCAAATAAAGAGTGGTGAAGATCGTGGACTTCGACGTACCTGGGCTAATATTGATGACCAGATCGTTCTCTTTTGGCAGCCCGTTGAAGATTCGCTCGCTGTGATACTGGATTTCCTTGCACAGATACGGGATGTGCCAGTTGATTTGGAGTTTCTCAGTCGAAACGTAGGGCCAAAACGTCTTGACGAACTGGAAGTAGTCAAGACGGCATAATGCCCCAAGTTCCTTGTAATAATCGATTTCCATGGCTTGCTAAATTCACTCGCTTAGATTAGAATATGTTATTCTGGTCGATCCACTATTAGGAATACTAATGTTACCTGCAAATGAACTCGATACTGGTTGGTTGGCCTCGATAGGCCGACGTGCTCACCGCCTTCTCGTGACTTCCGGGCTTAAGAGCCCGGAAGCCACTAAGCGGAAATACTCTCGATCTGAACTACGCCAGATCGAGAGTATTGCCCACCGAGCGTTGGCTTTGTCGAAACATGGTGCCTGTGCTCAACTTGCCCGCGATATGGTTGATATCGCGGTCAGTGTTGACAATGCTTGGGTCGAAATGTTCCCGGTTTTCGAAACGATCGATGAACTCATTCAGAAAGAACACGGTCGACTAGAGTCGGGTCCAACTGGATACCGGCTTCTAGATGTGCGGGGCGATGTAATTTCTCAAGGGGAAACACTCCGGTCGCTGCTATTAAGTCACGTACTTCAATACGGTGCGCCGGTAACCGAGGCGTATATAAGAGGGGTGGAATAAGGATACTGACATCGATTTGTGACACGTCTGCGTCGAGACCAGTGGCGGCTTTGATTAACTCAGCCGCCCTTCGTCGCTCGTGTTCGATCCGTAGTGCCTTCTTCCTGGCCCGAAATTCCAGTTCTTTTAGACGATTCGTCTCCCGGAGTCGATCTTTTGTCTCGTCTCGCTGGAGGATGTAGTTGATAAAGTCTAGGTTGTCCGCATTCTCGAAGATCGTCTTCCAACGATCCCGTACGTGTTTGTGCCACTTGAACCGGGCGAACGCTCGCGGAGCACCGGACTTAATACTGAACTCCATGGTCATGGACCCAAGACCGGGAATCCGAATAGCTCCCCTCTCAAACAATTGTTTGGCTAAGGCGGCGAAAACCGACTTAGTCAAAGGCCGCATGGTTGTCTTAGTCAACCCATGGAGAGCGGCGACTTCGTCGGCGATCGACGTAATATTTCCGGATTTTTTCTTAAACTTCGTCATCTTTATCTGGTCCTATGGCTACACTGGTTTCGTTGACAGTCATCAACATAACACATTTCAGTCCCCCACAAGGAAAAATCAGGTCATGGGAAAAACACAAAGTTCAAAAAGAGTTCACGACGCTATCGTCGCATTCGCTACGGGGTTTGAACTCGAAAACCTTCAGGAAATGCTCGATATGGGCACGTCGATGGTCGGAGCAGGACTCGGATACTTGGACGTGACTAGCGATCCTACGTCAGATGAGCCAGTCTTATCTAGCGAGGACGCTAATAGACTCACGCACGGACTAGCATGGACGATCGTCGTCGCCCTCGAAGACGATAAGGTTGAGCCACTGGCTGAATTCCTGGAAGCGTTCGTGACGCAGCTTTTGCGAAAAGCTGCGACTCTGTCGCCCGAGAACAGGTCGCAGGTGACAATCGAACTTGCCAAGTTCTTCGGAATCGCCGCTGCTGGCATCGTCGCTTCGACGATGCCATACGATTGTGAAGCCAAGGAACTAGCCGCGATAGCGGAAACGATCTCGGGTCAAGCCATCGGTGCGACCATCCAGGCGGCAGTTGGCATCGCGATGCAACAGATGGCTAGGGAAGCCGCAGATCAGAAATCAGACGGCCTTCCCAAGACTTCCGATAACTAAGACTTAACATACAGGGCATCGCCCCAAGTACCGCCAACCCAAGCAACATCGACACGTTTAAAGCCGAACTCGGCTAAGAACGTGTCGATTTCGTCTATCTGGGCACAATCTTTGTAGAGTTCGGCTCGGTTTACTTCGCAATAAACCATCCGAACATTCTCTAAGGTTTTCCGGGCACCCCGTAAAACCTCCAATTCGTACCCTTGGACGTCGGCAGCGAGAAAGTCGGCTCCCGACAGCCTAAAGTCATCCAAACGCGCCATTGGTACCGTTTTGGAGCTTTGGAACGATATGTGTGGATACTGGGCTAGGTGGTCCTTCGGTTCTAGAACCGAAGACGATTGACCTTCATTGCTTGCCACGTGCATGACAGCCGTACCTTGGTGATCTCCAAGTGCGGTATGGTGGATAATGACGCTTGGATTGGCACCAAACGCCCGTTCTAGATGCTCGATGTTTGTATCGATCGGCTCGAACAGGTCAATTTGCGAGGCACCCGCCCGCAGATAATCACCAACTTCTTGTCCGTAATGTGCTCCAACGTGGATGATGCGACGAATAGGACCATACTTCGCGGAGATTTCCGCCATACTCATTAACATGGGACACCTTTTTGGCTATTACTAGGACAAGGAAGTCTCCCAGCATAGCAGACTGGGGGATTTTTCAAGAAAAATCCCCTAGAGGACTATTCCGGCGTGCCGGACTAGTCTAGAATTACAGTTGAAACCCTTTTCATTACCACAGGAACTACTAAACCATGGCATTATCGTTCAAATCATACAACCACCCGACTCTTATCGAAGTGCCGATACCTTATAGCGTCGTAGGCGTGTCCTACGACGCTCTAGAGACGGACGAAATCACCGGATTACCGAAGCGTGACTATACGGCGAGGGTTGACATGGTGTGCCAGCAAGATGGAACACGTCTGCGAATCCCATTATCAATGAACTCGATCCAAGCGACGCTTGGCATCGAGTGCCGACGTGCGTCGGAGAGCACTATCGCTAATCTACGAGAAAATCAGGATGATTTGCGTGAAAGGCTGGCTTTTGTGGAGACAATCCGTAAAAACCAGGCGTCGATGATCCTTGCAAAGAAGGATGAGATTCTGAAGCTAGAAACTTTAACGCACCAACTCGAATCCAAGATCAGCCAGTTGGAATTCTCCAACAATAGCTACATCAAAAAAGCAGAGGACGATCGCAAGGAAATCCATCGACTGGAAGGAGTATGTTGTAAGTGGTACGGCGAAGTCGGCCAACAGGCCACTAAGATAGCGGAACTACAAACATCCGGTGCCGCCAAGGAACGGGATGAGTATTCCAAGGCTCTCCAGGCCAAGGAAGCCCAGTACGAGAAAACTATTCGCGGTACTCGTGATAGCCTCCTGGCGGTCGCCACGGAGGCTGGGAAATTGAATAAAGCCAATGCGTTGCTGTCTGCCCAACTAAACAGCAATCAATCCCACCTGCAAACTAAGTTCGAGCAGGCAACAAAGGAAGCCAAGAAATGGAAGGAAACAGCGACCATTAGAGCCGCCGAAATAGATCGTCTTGCCAATCTGGTTATCCAGCGAACCAATGAGCGCAATGAGGCTCTAGGCAAGCCGGAGCAGGTCTCACCTTATCCAGAAGCAACCATTACTTTCGGTAATTCTGCACCAATCCCAGTACAAGACCTCAAGATCGCCGCCGGTAAGTCGATGGTAACTAAGCCATCGGCCCAACTCAAGGAACTACCAGCAGTCACCGCCGCCTTCAAATGGGATCAAGGATGGGGCCTACCAGCCACGATCGCTGGCCCTACGTTAGTCGACCGGGTCTCGACTTTGGAGGCCCAAGTCGAAAAGCTTGAAAAACCAGCAAAGCAGCAGTACCGGCTTCTCGATCCGAAAGAAAAAGTCGAGAAAGGTGACGAATTCCGACAAAACGACAGGTGGATCGAATCTAGCCTAGCAGGTATGCCTCAACAATACGGCGTAACCTACCGTCGTAAGGTCCAATAAACCACATCGGTTCCTAGCCATTAGCTAGTATCATTAAAGCCCAGGACTAGCTCTCCTGGGCTTTTTTCGTTTTTCACAGGGATTTCATTACTTTCCCTAGCAGTCAGACCCTAAGAAATACAGGTCATTATTTCTTAAAAAATCTAGGCCACTCTGCCTCTCGCCGGACATTCTGTCCGTGTGTGCTCTCTTTGTGCAATCCGAGCGTAGCGAGGATTACCTTGTTTACCCGATCTGTAGATAGGTCCCCTGGTTTGTAGGATTATTCCCAAATAGGTTGGTTTGTAGGATTATTTTGAAAAAATAATCCGGGAGGTTGATGCCCCCCTAGTGTGCTAGTACACTAGCACACCCATACGCTAGTGACCCCCCTTCCTAGTACACTAGCTAGCTAGTGTACTAGCTAGCTAGTACACTAGCTAGCTAGTGTACTAGCTAGCTACTGCTTATAGTAAGCCTACCTTATCCTCACTATATCTACTGCCTAATACCCTTGCACTACTGCCTACTATCTAGGCAACGTCCGATAATGTTTATTATGTTCGGTATGCCAGGGGGTAGG